TAGCCTTAGCCTCGTCTGCCATTTCATCATACTTTCTGTACTTTTCAAGTTTCTCAATGTCCGCTTTGAGTACCTCGATTTCCTCGTTCTTCTGCTCGATTTCTTCAAGCAGTTCATTCTTTGTTTTTACTGACATGGTTTATTCCTCGCTTTCTTTTATTTTTATAATTCTTCAAACTCTTTGATTAATATTGCTCTTTCTCCAATACACATCCCAAGCATTGCGGTTCGCATATCATCAGAAAGCAAAACGGTGTCATTTACCGTACAGCCACTTGCGATAACAGAAACACTTCTCCCTTTCACATCTTCAAGCCATTTCTGCATTTTCTCCAGCTCGTAAATTCTTTTTTCGATTTCGTTTCCTCTTTTTAAATCATCAACTTTCATATCCTCATTCTCCTTTCGTCCTCAACCCATGCCATAAGGTGTATGAGAGGTTAATCTTCGCTTATATGTAGTCCATGCCGCCCGTTGCCCTTGCAAATGCTTTCTGCTGTGAAATCTGACGTCGGCTTGCTCTTTCTCCATCATCTTCATAGCAATTAACAACTTCTGTTCTTCCGTCCTTAAATTCAACTTCCATAACAGGTGTCGCCCAAGTTGAGCCACTAATTCCTGCAACAGAAATATGCTCTTTATTCCAATCATAATTGGCGGAAAACTCCCCATTTTCAAAAACTTTCCCGGCAGTCCAACTCCAATCCTCTCGCATACCGCAAGTTGCCGTTTCAATTTCCGTCTTATGTTCCTCAATGTAACTTTTGATAAAATTCGTGTTGTATTTCTTCGTTCCTCAATCCTTGCTTTCTTCATAAATCTGCAATGTTCCGTCTGCGTTGTAGAGTGGGGTAATACCAAATTTATAACCAGTATTGAAGACAAAATATTTAACCTTCGTGTCGTTCGCATAGACTATTTTGTACTTATTGGTTGTGCTACTCCATTCGGAAATGGCAGTAAAATATCCATTTCCAAAATCGCCGCTCTCATTGCTTTCTGTCTGCCCTGTCGCCTCTTGATATGTAGTGCCGCACCCCACTAAGCAAACCACCATCACAACCGCCAATGCCACGCTTAAAATTCGTTTCTTCATTTAATGAACCTCCGTTTCAAACTCTTTTAACTGTTCCGCAAGCCTTTTACATTCGTCAGCAACATATTCCTCTGTACGGATAACATCATCTTCAATCTGGTACATATTTTCGATTTCTTCCAGCCGCTTCACTCGTTCCCTTTCATTTGGGAATTTGTCATAAACGGTTTTATAGTCTTTCTTATCTCCTGCATGGGCACAATCAAAACCGAACCACCACAAATCACTTTCTATCGGATATTCAGACCCTTTACCGCCACCCGAATATGTGATACCGCCATGACATTGAAAGTATGCTTCAATCTTTATCCTCTCGTCATCATCAAGACACGCAAGAAACAAGGGGAAAATGCCGCTTACTTCCCTATCGCCTATATCTGATTTTTTGATGTCAAGGTAATTTCCGTAATCCTCTCCATATAAACGGTGTGTTTTTGGAATACCAACATATCCGCACCTATGACCGCTTGCTTGGAAAATTACCACGCATTTATATCCTGCGTGTTCAAATTCACGTTCAATTATGTATCTGTCATTCATTCCGCTACCTCAATTTTCAATTCCTTGCAACTCGGCTCAACATACAAGCTGATTACCTGACAATCCATTTTTGGTATCTCTGTGCAGCTCTCCCGATTATCCACAAATACAGGGCAGTACACATCATGGAATTTCTGCAACGTCCGTATGATGTCAAGCCCGCACTGTATCTTTGCCGCTGAATTAAGGCTTGCATACGGCACGCCGCCATACTCACATTCGCACGTTTCGGCAAGTCCGCCGTTTATCTGGTTTTTGAAGAGAATAAAGTTTACCATTTCAAACTGGCTGTTGATTGTTTCTGATACCGAATCCATTTTGTATCTGATAAATTCCTCAAGCAGATACAGCATTTTCTCTTGGTCGGCTACTTTCTGCGCAACCTCCCGCTGTTCTTTCTGTAATTCAGCGATACGGCTGTCGGCTTCGTTGTTTATCTTCACAAGGACAAACTGCTCTTTTACCACGCCCATCTGTTTTTGAAGTTCCTCAGCTTCGTCTTTCAATTTCTGTCTGATTTCCTCCGCACTGTTGCCCTTGTTCATGGCAGCTTCTTTCTCGGCAATCTTTCTTTTAATTTCCTGCACTTCTGGGCGGTCGGAAATTTCCACGGACTGTGGCACTTCTTCAAGAGATTTTTCTAATCCTTTGATTGCTTCCAAAAGATTGATTTCCTCGTCCTCATTCTCTTTCAGTGTGGCTTTCAACTGCTCGATTTCTGCCTTGTCCTTGTCGATAGCCGCCTTTAATCCATTCCCTCTTTCCGCAACCGCCGCTCGCTCACTTTCCAGTCGCTTAATTTCTTCTGTTTTATGGCTGTCAAATTCTGCCCGTAATTGCTCTTTTCTATCTTCTGGATATTCTTGTCCACAATAGGAACAAACAAGGCTGTTTTCGTCAAATACGCGCTCATTCTCGGCTTTTACTTGACTGTCAAGTGCACTCCATTTCTGGCGGCAAATTTGAATCTGTGTTGTGTTTCTCTTAATGGAATCCTCTGCCGATTGAATGTCCTGCTTATTCAGCCGAATTTGATGTTTGACTTCTTTCATCTGGAAGTCTAAGTCATCAAGTTCTCTGCGGATTTCTCTGCGTTTATTGTCAAGGCTTTCATTAGCTTTCTGTTGCAGTCCATTCAATTCCATTCGCAACTCAATAACTCCATCACTTGCCTTTTGCTGTTCATCAAATTCCTTTGAAATATCCTCCTGCTTTGCCTTGTTCTCGGCAATCTGCTCATTCAAGGAGTTTTTCAGAAGTTCCAACTCGGCAACATCAATGTCAACTTTCTGCTTTTCCGCCTCGTCAATGCGGACTGGCAACTCTGCCTGTTTTTTCTTCCACTCATTTAAGGCTTTCTGGTATTTCTTCTTGATGTCGTCCGTTGACGGTGCTTTCTCTAACTCGCTGATAAGGTCTGCAAAACGCTTGTCCTGCCCTGCCAGTTCCACATCTGAAATATCCGTCACAAACCGCATAAGGATTTCCCTCTGTTCTTGCCATTTCATGTTAGGGAAATAGGTAGGGGAAGTTAGGATTTTGAATAAATCCTCGCCTACGATACCAGCGACACATTCTTTGTATTCCTTTTCGGATTTCGGATAGCCGTCTACCTCGTAGGAATTTACATTGCCTTGCAGTGTGGTTACAGAAGAACTTCTTTGCTTTACCCATTTTTGTTTCTGCACCTTTTTCAGTTCCATTTCCTTTCCGTCAATATCAATCACTGCCGACACGCAGATTTCCACGTTATCAATCTGATTTCCGTCTTTGTCAAGCGGTCGTATGCTGAATTTCTCGTTGCCTGCACTGTCCTTGTTGAACAAAAGCCACCAAAGGCTGTCGGCTATCGTGGTCTTGCCTGTTGCATTGGCTCCTATAACGGACGCATTCTTGCCCTCGAAATTGTATGTAGCCTGTTTTACGCCTTTGAAATTCTCAAGACTTATGGATTTAATTTTTGCCTGCATTGTTGACCTCGCTTTCTAAAATTTTAATTATCTCCAATGCTTTATCATAAGAAAGTGTTTTCTTGTTCAATTTCTCCGAAAGAGATAATGCTTTTGAAATGACAGCGTTTTCTTTTATTCTCTTATAATCCTCCTCTTTTGGAATTGAAAGATTTGCTCCTCTTCCATATGAATCAGCACCCATTTCACGACCATATTTATCAAATTGAGAACTACTTCCCTCAATCCGTATTCTTCCAGTCGGCGTAACTCTTGTAACGGTTTCGATTCGTTCTACGGCTCCGCCAAAAGTCCAATATTGGTAAAGGACTTTATCTCCTGCTTTAACTTTTAATTCTTCCCACATTCTAATTTTCCTCTCTTTCCTCGCATTGTTTCAGATATTCCTCATGCCGCTTTCTTTCTTCCTTTTAGATTTCTCTTATCGAAACCTTGTTTCGGATAAAGTAGTCAACCGTTTTTATTACTATTATTCAATCACTTCCATTCGAGAAACCGAAAAATCATAAGCTGTCCTTTTTTCACCTTCCGTTTCGGAAATCTGTTTATAATATTCCCTGCTCTGGATTCTTCCCTCAATCTGCAGCCTTGTTCCTACTTCCAAGCCACTTGCAAATCTTGCATTTCTTCCCCATGTGATACACGGTATGTAGTCCGATTTTCCATATGGGCGGTTGACCGCAAGAAGAATGTCTGCAATTTCCCTGCCAAGCGGTGTTTTTCGGTAAATTGGCTGTTTGCAGATGTAGCCGTCAAGGAAAATGTGGTTTTCGTCATGCCCACTACCCGGTTCTTCGTGTTCAAATTCGATTTCCTCAAACTCCCTCACAAACACCGACAACATAAGTTGATTTTTCTCGCCCTCATGCTTGTTGTGTGACCGGAACTGCCCAGATACTTTTACAAACCTCCCTGTCCAATCCGCTTCCACATCCACAAGCCTGTCCGATACCATAATCGGAACAATGTCTTTCTGGCTGCTTAATCTCTCACTTGAAAGCATGGCAGTGTAAAATCCCTCTCCATAGCACTCATGGCTGAACTCAAAATTGCTTACGATTTCGCCGCTTAATGTTACTTTGTTGTTTTCAATCCTTGTTTCGTTCATTATTTTTCTCCTTTAATCCTCTCTTAATTTGGTAACAATCGTGTATAAAACTGCTGAATTTGTTGTTTCCTTTATGCCTAAACGCTTCCACGCTTCACTATCTTTATCAATCCTCGAAAATGCGTGTCTAATTCCCCTTTCAACTCTTGCGGTATTGGAATTAAATTCTTTCGCCACTTCGCTGTAAATCCACATGATTTTCATTCGTTCTTTGCTTTGCCTTATAATTTCAATAGCTTTGCAAATATAGGCAAAATCATACAAATTAGGATAAATCCCTAATTCAATTAGAAAATCTTCGACTTTCTTTTTCATTGACAAATCTCCTTTCTCGCCTTAAAATAGGCATAAAGATAGCCTTATCCGGCTATTCATCCCCACTTGGATTTGCGGTCTGTGTGGGGATTTTTTCTTTCTTTTCTATTGCACTGATATTCACAAAACCTTTTACCTTCCCATCTCTAATCAGCGTAACTTTCCCTTGTTTTTCAAATTTTTCAATGCACTTTTGCACTGTTACTGTTTCTAAATTCACTTTTTCCCTCCTTTCTTTGGAATTGCGTATCGGTTAACTCGCCTTATCTTCTCTGACGACTTATGTATTATTTTTAGATAAAATTCTGTCTGCTCAATCAGCATCCAGTTGTCAGGATTTAACCCATTCGCTGATACAGCAATCTTTTGTTCTCTCGTAAGTTTCTTAGGCTGTTTCATCATCTCCACCTTTCTTTTTGCAACTCAAATAAATTCCATATCCGATAAATGATACAACTTCAAAAATCACAGTTACAATCACTCCACACCAAAATTCTGGTATATACATTCGTTCACCTACTTTCCACAACTATTTTCTTTTTCATCTTTTTTCGCCTTCTTTCGGAACAATAAAGTGAACATTACAAAAACAACTGCGCACCCTATTGTTCCGTTTATAAATCCAAGCCAAAACCCCAAATGAAACATCTTACTTCCCCTTCTTCTTTTTCTTTGTATTACTGTTCTTGGAAGAATTACTACTTTGATTAGAGTAGTTATTTCTCCTTTTTACCGCATATCCTTTACTGGTCGCTCGGTTTTTCTTTGACCTTATCCTCTGCCCCATTCAATAAATCTCCTTGCTCTCCATAATTTGCGTTGTTGATTCCTTCGCCGTCTTGTGAAATAAAATCATAGTCAGAGAAAAGTTCCTTCCAATCCTTTTCGTTTTGTTGGTTGATATTCATTTGATGAAGCAATGCTCCACCAAGCGTAATTCCAAGCGTCGCAAATGCTACGCTTGCAAAGATTACCCACCGTTTTGACACCTTTTCAATGTGGTAAATCACGGACGATGAAATGTTCGGTTCCTGCTCCTGCATGGTTGTTTCCTTATTCTGTTCCATAAAAATATCCTCCCGTTTTCTTTTTTGATTGCCGATACAGGAGAATTGTGGTATAATCATCCCGAATCGGTATGTTGGTTAATGGTTGATACTGATTCACGCCCCACCAGTATTTGCGGTACTGGTGGGGCTATTTCCTTATTCCTTAGTCAAAATCAATGAAATCGTCTTCATAATACAGCATGTTATAGGCTGTTTCATCCAATTTCTGTTCATTAAAATGCGGAGCCAATCCATTATCGTTCTTAATATAATCATACGTAAATTTTTCGTTTTTCTCGCCCATTTGTACACCTCTCATTATTATTTTCGCTCATACTCCAATTAAATTGGATTTATCAGGCACAAAAATAAAATCCATCGGAATTCCGGACAATTCGCTCATTTTCCGCAACTGCGATAATGACGGCTCTGTATTTCCCTTTTCCCAATTTACAACGGTTGCCTGCGAAACACCGAGCGTTTTCGCCCATTCTTTCTGCTTCATATTCGCATTTACCCTTACCGCTTCTAGTGAAATTCTCGGCATTTACACCACTCCTTTCTTTATTTCTAAATTCATTTTAATTGAATTTCTGCCAGTTGTCAAGCGCAAATTCAAAAATATTGAATTTTATATTGAATTATTTTGAATTATGGGATATAATAAATTTTAGAAAGGAGGTATGCCAAGAATGACAGATGATGAACAAAAGAAGATATTCGCAAAAAATCTGAACAAGTATATATCGCTGAACCAAAAACAACAAAAAGAAGTTGCGGACGATTTGGGGATAAACCCTACAACATTGAATATGTGGTGCAAGGGAAACGCCATGCCGAGCGTTGGAAAGATTCAAAAGCTGGCTGATTATTTTCGAATAGGTAAATCTGACTTGACTGACGAAAAGGAAGATTCTGACGCTGATATGGAATTTATGGATAGGGCGATGAAGATTGCCATAAATGACAAGCGGTTTTCCGAAATCGTGATAGGATACAGCAAACTGCCGACAGATAAGAAAGATTTGATTTGCGATTTCTTTGAAAAATTCATCTTGTGAGGATTGCAGGGAGTTATTCTCTCCCTGCTTTTTCTTCTGCATATCCGCTTTTAACCAATGCATAGATTAGTTTTAGTATTGCCGGATTCTCGATTTTCTCCACCAGTTCGGTGATTTTCTTTCTATAATAGTCTTTTTCTTTTATTTTTTCCATATATTCCCTCCAAAATATTTTTTTATTTCCAAAAAAGTAGTAAAATTGGTTTTTGAAATCTATAGGATAATATTACCACAAAAAAATGAGGAGGAAATGCACGGACTTGCATAAAAATACGATAATTATTGCCCAAAAGTGCAAAAATTAATTATGGTAGAAAAGTATATGAAAAATTTAAGGGAATTAATATTAAAAAAAATGGAGGAAGAAAATTACACAATAGCAAGATTTTCTGATGAATGTGGAGTTTCTGAAAGAGAGATTTGCAAAATAAAAAATGGTCAAGCTTCAAATATACAATTTGATACACTTGTTAAGATTTGTGAAAATTCTGGTATTCACTATGAAGATATTTTTTGCTTAGATAATGTGAATTCTTCTAGGTTAGAAGTGTTATTAGGAAATATTTTATTTATTTACAAAAACCAAAAATATAAAATTTGCTTAATAAACAAAGAATAATAAGTATTTATTCCGATTTAGATTTCAGTTTAATACATTTCTAGAATGTTAAAAATAAGTTCTGAAAATAATCAAAAATGAACCACATATCTCTCCTAGATATGTGGTTCGCAAAATAAACAGAAAATTTATTTCAATCTATTTAACGCAATGCATCTTTGAAAATCCCCCATATATACTTTTTTCTTAATTATAAAATATTTTTCAAACCCAGTTGTACCATTTTGACTGGAGCGGTTAGTAAGCTAAACACCGATTTGCAGGCCGCAAAAACGGAAGTTGTACCGGGCATTACTTGCATCAAGTATGGGAAAACCATCATAGTCAATATTGACAAGGAGATAGATTTCCACGGTGGCTGGAACGTAATAGCTAGCTTACCCTATGCGGCCTTTGGGGTGACAGTAATGTATGGGATTTTCCACACATATGGCGGGGATGATGCAGGGATTATCCGGGTTTACCAGAAATCGCTGGAACTGGAGATACAGAATTTCAAGGAAGAAAAGACAATCCGGGCAAGGGGAGCGGTTTCATACATTACAGAAGGCTAAGCCGTCCTCTCGCATATGCTGGATTTAATGCCCATTGGGGCATGCCTAAATTGCAGTTTCATCCCAGTTTGTAGTGTATCTTTTTACGTTATTTACTATTTTAGTGTAGAAAACCACTCCTTTGGTAGCATAAGAAAACACAATGGCTGATGCATGGGTCCTTTCCCGGAATGGCTGGATGATGATCCTATATGTTGGACCCATGACAAAATAGCCAATATATGTGTCGTTCAGTGCCAACGGAAACTTATTAAGTATTTCCTTCACGACATCATCAAGCGTCTTCTTGCTCCCATCATATGCCCCAAAATCAATACACTTTATGCCATCCATGCCCTGCAAATCGGTGTTTAGCTTACTAACCGCGCCAGTCAGCGTCCCATCCCCTATGCTTGCAATATCAGTTGTCCCAAGCATTTTGTAAAGCCACCGGATGTTCTTAAACATTGTGGATATTTTATTGAAAATACTGCTGTGTTTTTCGCCCGTTGCCAGCAGTGGGGCATCCGTCCAAGCAGCAGGGGATAGGCTGTCTGCGCTGGTGAAACTTACCGTGCTGTCTTTGCTGTCACCTGTTTTCTTTAAGTATGTTTCTGCTATGCTATTGCCATTTTCATCCGATATGGCTTTCCTGCAAGTACCTTCGATAGTGTCTTTTAAATATAATCCCATGGAAATTCCCTCCTCAAAATATTTTCCTGAATTTAAACATTAGGGAAATGTAACCTACCATATCTTTGCTAAATGCTGCCTGCATCTTTGCCACCCCGTCGCTTCCCCTTGCCGTCCTAAGATATAATCTAATTTCATCATTAAGTTTTTTAGAGGAATGCAGCAATATTTCGTCTGTTTCGGAAGAACCGCTTAGGGCAGTATCCCAGTGCATAATCCCGGCATACCCAAATTCTTCTGTTTGTCCGGTCGGTGTGACATATACAACATATACGCCACTTTTCAAGTCATTCCCTTCCACAACTCCTTGCCAATAGGTTTTTGGGATTAATGAAACTCCTCGGTAGCTAACTATAAAACCTTGGGAAGCCTCCTCTGCCCTGTCCGCACTCTCCTTTGCCTGCCTCGCGTATTCCATGGCATTGTCGGAACCCTCTCCTTCCCTTACCCCAGTCCCGCCATGGGCATAGCTTTCGGACAGTTTTGCAAATTCCTCGGATTTCCCTGCGCTTAGCTGTGCCTTGCCCTGCTCCACCCTGATGTCCGCAAGGTAGTCCGGGCGCAGGTGCTTCTCCTGTATGCTGCCTTCTTTTATGATTGCTTTTACTTTTCCTTCTTCCACGGATATTGCTATTGTGTCGCTGTTCAGGAATTCAAGTTCTGTAATCAGCCTTGACAGGTCTACTTCAAACCTTCCCCCTCCTTCCAGCGGAAGTGTAAGCATTTCTGTAACCGGGTCGTAAAATATATCCAGTGCAACCATCTCAAGAGGTGTGTCAATTGTAATTGTTTCCCCATTTTTTCTTGTAAATGTTAAAATTCCATTTGTCTTGTTATACTGAACATCTTTAAAAAGCTTAGATGTATGCTCTAGTAATTCTTCTTTTGAAGCCTTGTTTTCATCCAGATTATGGACATTCTCATCCGTCAAATTGATAGAACGAACCATTCTGTTTAAATTCTCTTCGTCTACCGGAGATTCGTCGCTTGGATAGTTTCTCCATACTAAATCAATATGAGCGTTGTTCATAACTGCAAATCCTTTCCATTAAAAAAGAAACAGATTCTTTCAATGAATCTATCTCTTTCTTCTGATTTTCTAGTTCTAATTCCAGTTCCACGTTTTTTCTTCTTAAAAAATCAATTTCTTTTTGTTGCATTTGATTCTTTCTCATGTTCCACATAATGAACTCTGTGTAAATAATCCCCATAGGGTCGTCCACCCCACAGTAGTCTTCATTCTCCGGACTATCAGACATTTGGACAAACCCTCCAAAATCTTTCATTGTATATCCGTGTTTTTCGAATGATTTTTTTACGTCCTGCGCTTTTACTCCGAAATGATATCTCCCAGAAGTTCCGTTATTATATTTAAATGCGCATGGTTCTATATCCATATACACGTTGTCAAATTCATCTAATGGCTTAAAGGAGTTTTTTACGCGCTCATCGGAAGTGGTTATACTTCCGGCAGAGCTTAATACCACAGAATTTCCGCGCAGCCTTGTGGAAGTTGGTGTATCGCTGTAATTAGAAGCTGGAACACCAACAAAACTATATCTGTCCTCATTCCTGTAACCAATTATGTAATGCATAAGTCCTTCATGCGATACATTTACCCTCACTCCCATATCCCCTGTGTCCCCAGTGAAATCTAAATACCGATTTGCATACAATTTCGTTGCCCTAAATTCACAATGAGCCTGTAGTAAGTCACTGTATATATGGCAACTTCTGTCTTGGGAAATTTCTTTAAAAGCCAAATAATTATATCCAGAATCAAAATCGTTCTTTGAAAGCCTTCCAAACCTTAAATCCATATCACCAGTATCGTCAGATTTTATATACGCAATCCTATACCTATCGTCAAAATCTGGGTCCCTTATGTAATAGGCTGAATTCGCCTCTATGTTTGACCCAGTTATTTTTCCTCCTTTAAAGGTCTGCCCATTAATTTCCCCTCCGTCCAGCCTGTCGCAATTTATCTTTCCAGTCGTTATATTCCCTCCGTTTATTATTGTTTTTCCATCGTTTTTCGCAAGGTTTTCAAAGCTGACAAGTCCGGAAAATTTTATCTCTTTTGCTTGGCCAGTTATTACGCTGCCATTCTCTTTTGTCGCTAAAAGAGCCAAGGTTGCAGAAGTAGAGCCATTGGTGACGGACATGTCAATAGACTTAACGGTTTGCGCTATTTTTGAAGAAAGCCCTCTTTCTGTATCTTCCACCTTTTGTTCTATTCCATCTGCTGTTTGCTTTATCTCGGATCTTATGGTTGTGCTAACCTGCTCAAGTTGCGTGTATTCCCTCCATTCCACCCATTGAGGCCTGTCAAGCGGATGGTGCTTCACTGCTTCATATACCATTCCGCTTGTCTGGTCTAAATATTTAAGCCCGGGCTTATATTCTTCAGCCGTCATTATTTTAGATGGTGCACCAAAACCATATTTGTCAATAAGTATCGGTGTGCCATCTACTTTTTTCTCGCTCCATATTTTTTCCGTCCTTGCAACTGTGCTTGTTATGCTTTCTGCTGTTTGTTTTATTTCAGACGATAAGTTTTCGGTTATCATCTCGAGTTTTTTTACAAATACCCACGAAACTCCATTGGACTGATAAAGATTTCCATCCGACTGATTCAGGTAATACTTACCGTTATTCTCGCTTGCCTTATATTGCATTTTTTCATCATCAGGCGAAAAATATCCAAATAGCTCAACATTATATCCTGTTGTATCATATTTACTTGTTGCCTTGCTGACTGTAGAAGTAATACTTTCTGCTGTCTGTACGATTGACGAACGCACGTCTATAAAATTTCCGTTCGTATCTTTTTCAAAACTTGAAAGTTCTGACCTTGTTTCATCCAAGTTTCTTATAAGGATATTAGTTTTTCCCTTTAGTTGGATAATAGAATTATGCACTCCGTTTATTTTCCCAGAATATTTCTCTGTTCCATTTGCGCTAAACGCGTCTGCCAAGGACTGTATGCCTTTCAAGGTTCTGTTCAGGATGTAAGATTCCACCAATTCATATTTCGTGGGCAACCTTACTGGGTCTCCGACTTCCAAGCACGGATTCCCGATGCAATCAGCAGAAAAAGGCCTATATACAATGTGCGTTATCTTGTCAAATATGTTTTTTGCCACCGCTGCCAAATCATCGGAAGATTTTCCGTAGACAAGAAAATTATTTTCAATAACATAGCAGTTGTCATTTTGCGTTTTACTCCCTTCCGGCCATATCTTCCCTATATCGTTCTCTTCCTGCCTAATTTGCAATCTTGTAATTCTTTTGCAAATGAAATCTTCGTATTGGCAGCTTTTGTAACCTCCGGAACCTATTCCAGTAGATTTTGGTGCTTGTGGGTAAAGATGCCCGGTTTCCGACTGTTTGAGATACCATGGAGCGTGGTCTGGGAACAATGTGTTGCTTGGATACAAGCCCATCATATCTTGTGTAAGATAAATGTAATGGAATTTCCCGTCGCGCCCGATATGCCCAAAGCATCCATTAATCTCGCATATCGCCCGAATTACGTCCAGCCCGCTTAGTGAGGATTCTTTCAGTATGCTTACCTGCTGTGTTTCATTGTCAATTTCCGTCCCTTCTTCTACGCTTATCGTTTTTTCTAGATATAGGCCGTCATTCACCAGCCCATACACCCGCGTCCCATCCTCCCGCACTTCCATGACTGGGTCTACTTCTTTTAGGCCGAAATGCTCAATAAAACTTTTCCTGAACTGCCTCATCGGGACCCTTCTGTTCATGTCCGGGAAAATAGAGTTGTACCAGCCGACCACGCTTGAATTGATAATGTCGTACATGGCATCATACGCCGTTATATCCCGATATAGCCTGTCCGCTGTCGGAACATCAGAAAACACCTTGTACCTGCCAAATTGGAACGGGATGTCTGTGTGCCCGTCCAATGTTTCTTCCACAACCAGCCACTTATCTTTCATCTTGGTAAACGTATTGTGTATTTTGAATTTCAGTACGCTTGCTTCGCAGCATCCAAAGCGTAGTTCGGATTCCGAGCAAAGGCTTTCAGAAAGCTCAAAATTTTCCCATTCAATGTCTTTGTTTTTGAATACCAGAAGTTCATATTCTCCCTGCACTGGTTTCCAGTTAAAGGAACTGATTGCAGAAGAAACGGACAAATTTCTGCATTTGTAATAAATCCCGGTTTCTGCATCCAAATAAACTTTTCCCTCATATTCAGCTTTTGCTTGGTATTTGCTTTCCGGCAGCCCATATCCGACAAAATCACACGCTGTAATTCTAACCTGCTTGTCAACGTGCTGCCTGTTGTATAATTCCTTGTACATATAATCAACCACGGTAAACACCTCCTATAAACGCAAGCCGTATTGGGTTGTACTGGATGATTGGGTTTTTCTTTAAACTATTTTCTGCGTAATACATCTGTGGCTGGAAGTCGGCCAGATATCCCATCTGCCATTCAAAATAATTGTCATATTCCGGGACATATGCCTGCATATAAAACTGCCTTGCCTTCGGAACGTTATACTGCGCAGCGATATTCCTCATGAGTTCGCTGAATGTTATGTTTGTCATCATGGCCCGGGTTTCAAATTCAACCTTCAATGCTTTCAGTTCTACCGCATCCCTATGCTGGTATCCGTTTGCATCGGGCCATGTATCCACGTCCTGCATGTTCACGTATGCGCTGTAGGATTCTGCTGCTATGTATTTTATTGGTATGTTATAGAATTCCCCTATTTTATCTGACGGCGTTCTTGCTACTCTTATGAGCCATCCTTCATATGCCAAATATGCCGCCTCCTTAAAAATAAGCATAAAAAGAACACCTGCCGTTTCTGGCAGATGTTCTTTACAATACTTACTTTATTTAATTTCCTTATAACTTAATTCCATCTATTGTTTCTGTTTTTTCTGTTTAATCTCAAATCCTTACTTTATCCACATAACCACTTATCTCTGTGTGTAACTTATGGATAAACATTACATTTTCATACTTATTTGATTCCTCCTCACTTATTAAACACGTGACCGGACGCCTGATTCCTTCCGATATCCGAACTACTGTTGAAAGCCTGATATCTTTTTTCTTCCCATCCAATATGTAATTCAGTTCCCGGAGGGAAATCCCACACTCTTCTGACATGTGCTTCATGCTACACCCAGTCCTGCTCATGTGCCGGAAAAGCTGCTGCCTTAAGTTCTCCATGCAATTTTCCATCATTCCACCTCCACTCCAAACTGGGAAAGTAAGTAATGTTTCAAATCTTCTTTTCCCTTCATATGCCCTAGCCGGAATGCTAAATCTACCGCATTGTTCGGATTGGTTTTATTCGCAATCTCAATCAGGTTAAAATAGTCCTCCCAGTCCATCCCAGATTTTATACTTTCAGTGCGTTTCCGGTATTCCTTAAGCATACTATTGATTTTAGAATTTTTGTGTTCCTTCCTATTTAAATGCAGAAAGCCTTTGAAATGTTTCAGTGCATTGTGTCGCGCCACTTCAAATACCTTTTTATAAAATTCCTCCTGCGTGAGGCTTCCCTTCATCCTACTGCATGTTTCGCAAGTGCATTGCATGTTTGAAAAATCTTTTCCTCCCCCTTTTGATGGAGGGTTTTTCCGGTTAATGCACATTTCCACTAATTGCAGTTTCTTCCCGCAGATGGAGCATTTCCCGCTGTACATACGGTATACGGTTTCCCGGACTTCGGAATACTTCATGTTCTTACTCACATTCCTCACCCCGCTTTCCTTCCAGTACCCGCAGGGCTTCTTCGTGGATTTTCCTGTCCATCTCGTTCGTATCAATGGAAACCTGATACTTGAGGGCTGCAATCTGCTGTTCAAGTTTCTTCTTGTCTTTCGGGACTTCTACTCTTAACATTCCCCCACACCCCCTTTCAATTTAAGGGATTGCTGGGAGTTTATCATTTTTATTTTTAATCTATCCATTTTTCCTTCCTTTCAAAAACCAGAAGGATTGGAAATCGTAAATGTCAGTCTTTTCTATTTGTTGCCTTATCGAACAGGGCTTCAAATTCCTCCCATGTGTCAGACGCTCTCATAAGGGCAATCACCTTTTGGAGCTGCTTGTCAAGATGCGGAACTCCTATCTCATCTGTCAAAGATTGGTGTAACCTCCTACTCTTCGGAGTTTTGCTTTTCAGTTCTTCTAGAACCCCGTCTGTCAGTTGCTCATATATGTATTGGTTTGTCAACTTCCCTACATACTGCGGTCGGCTGTTTCCGTTGTATGCCCATCCTTTCAGACGGAACATCTGCTTGTAAAATTCGTCTGGAAATCGCTTTGCCCACGGCATAAGTTCCTCGCTTATGTAAGCCGATAAAAGCCTCTGTAATTCATCATGTTCCCTGTCGTACTGATATCCTGTTACTTCATCAATCAGAGAATCAAGCCCGACTTTTGCAAAAGCGGTCATTATAGCGTATAGCCTTTCGGCAGTTTCAACTTGCGCCTTGTTCAATATTCCATCGTTCTTTGCGTCCGCATACGCTTTGCATATGTCTACAAATATAGATGATTTCATTGGGAAGAATGGCGTACCCCTTTTCGTGAGATACTGCGGCAGTTCATTCCTCGTTGATTTATACACCCAATCCCTCAATTCTTCCGAAAGATATGGCGCAATCCACAAAGAATTTAAATTTCTTTTTAATGCTGTTCCGCCGCCGCCCGTGAGATTCATGGCTTTCGCCGCTCCTCTGGAAGACAAAACCCGTTCCTTGTTGTCCATGACATAACATTCCAATTCCAGTCCTTCTCCTATTTTCCATGTTCCACTGTGTGTCGCCCTTGGCTGTTTCATATTCGCTTGCCCCTTTCCTGTTTTCTTGATTATACATTTAGGAAAGTGTCCAGTCAAGAACGCACTTTTTTATTTTAGTGGACGCTCACTAAAAATCAGAAAATTTCATTTTAGTAAGTGACCGGATTGGGATGCTATACATCAAGGTACATCTGTTCGTATTCTGGCACTCTCACGAAATCCTCTGTGAGTTCCACGCCGAACTGCAGGGAAACTTTCTGGAAGTTCTCCGCAATCTTATGCGGAGCAAGGCTCTGGCGATGGGCTACTCTGTCCATAATCTTTAAGTAACTGGCAAGTTCGCCTAACTGGATTTCGGATGGGTTGCATAACTGTGTTTGTTCCTGCTCCTTGCTTGGGAGGAAAGCGTCTGCAAGGATGTCTTTGGCTTTGAGTTGATACTGCATTAACTTCCTCGCGAAGTCTGGTCGTTCTTCTCTAGTCTTTTCTGTTATCTGTATTTTCGCAAGCCAAAGTGGGACAAAATCATGTCTGATACAGAAAACATCCTGCGTTCCACTACCTGTCGGGAGGGGGATCTGATTAGATCCACCTTCGCTGAATACCATATCTTTCTTGATGTTCTTAACCTGTCGTTTCATCTGTCCTTCTGTCATTTCAAGTGCATCACATACCCAACGCACACCCACCCAGATATTTCCTTCTGCGTCTTTTGCGGCTTTGATGGAATCTCCCATCACGTCTACATTCTTTACAATCATTTCTTCCATATAAAAACCACCTTTCAAAAAATGTTTTTGACATTCCTTAAGAAAGGTGGTAATATATACACATACCACCTTTGCAAAAAGGAATTTGGTTGTTGAGTAATCGTGCGGTCGCCAAACTACAACGATTACTCTTTTTCTTTTAATTCTTTATAAACCCTTTCAATACCCATTCTTACGACATCTACTTTTTTCATTCCTGTTTTTGAAACACAGAAATTCAATTTTTCAATGTCGCTGTCAGACATTCTAAAACTTTCCCTATGCCACTTTGGGTCTTTTGAGGGCGGTCTGCCATGTGCTGGCGACAATCTTATCATCTCCCTTCTTTATATGTTATGACACTAATTATAAATGTTATGACATTTAATGTCAATACCTAAAACAGAAAAATATATAAATTTAGGGTGCCTCCAAATTAGAAGCACCCTTCTGTCTATTACTGTTTCAAAAGAAAATATAGAATCTGCATACTAAATTTTAAAACCATTTAATTTATGTACTCTATGTCTACCCTTGGCAATGTGACCTGTTCCCCTAAGATTGTTTCTGTAGTATCTGTTCCTTTACATTCTCCATACATAACTACTGAATCTCCTTCCAATATCCTAGATTCCCCATCTTTGTAAGAATAAACACATCCCCATTTGTTCCCATTGTAATCTGTAACATAAATTGTAAATGAATCAAACCATCCCTCTACTATTTGTTCTACTGTTCCTTCAACCTTGCAATATTTTCCGTCGTTATTGTCTGGATTCCGTAATATATCCTCGTAATCTAGGATTTCGCACAAGGATTTGTATTCTTCCTCCGATATGTCTTCACCAGAATCCGCAACTTCTTCAGTAACCGTAAAATATTGTGACAGACCTTCGTCTGAATTTTCTTTCTTATATTCCTTCGCTTTATCCCCTACTGCGAATACAAGACAATCATCCACATTTACTGATTTTCCCATGAACGAATAACTATCATTTCCTGCAACTGTTCCGCTTATACCAACAATATCTCCTTTATTCAATTGAGATTCATATTTCTCGTAATTTTCTCCGACATGAAAACTACTCATCATATATCCATCTGATAAATTTGATTGTATCATATCTTCTTTAATATCATCAATTTCTACAACAACATATATCTTCGCTCCTTCCATATTTGCGCAATACTTATCTAAATCTTCATTTTTTATAAATAAATATTCCCCAGAATCGACTCTTTTTATTCCATCTTCTAAATCGGTTTCTTTTTTTTCTTCCTCTTTTTCCTCTTTGTCCTTTTCCTGTTTTTCATTTATTCCGTTTGTTATTTCTTCTTTTTTTGCTGGCGGTTCTTGACTTTCTATGGAATTACCATCCCCTGATTGCCCTGCTATTATAATTATAAAAGCCCATATACATAACAAAACAGTACACCCAATTCTCGCTGGTTTTCTTAATGGCTTTTTGAATACCCACAATAAAATAACTCCTATGTATGGCGCAAATATGCATACAAGGGAAATAAACCATGTTTTCTTATAAAATTTTTCTCCTTTTGACATTTCTAAAATCTCCTCTCGTTTGTATTATTGACAAATTATACCACAAAAGAAGATAAGTTTCTACAAAAGTCAAGAGGAAAATTAAAGATTTTTGCAAAACAATAGGACGGTTGTTTCCGTCCTATGCTGTCAAGTATGCAATTTCAGCAAATCTCTTTATTCTATCGTTGCAATCTTTATATATATCCTTATAGTGCATACCCATTGACATATCAATTTGAATAGTCTGTAAAATAATACTCTCAACCAATGTAAGGTTGTTCAGTTCCGACACGCTCACGCTGTCACGATTTCCACCAACAACACTTTTTGCAAGTTTCGTGTAAACCATATACAACTTGTCTGAATTTTTACTGCCCTGTTCTTTTGCGTAATCCTGTAATAGTTTGATAACATCAGTTTCCTTTAGGCGGTTTTCCTTATTGGCAATCCTCGTTTCTGTCCATAGTTTGGATTGTTTCTCAACGAGAAATCTCCGCATAGCATAAAACTGCCTTACCAACTCTTTCTTGAATTTAACAACCACCTTAGAATTTCTTAAAAGGGTTATGACAAAGGTTGCTTGTTCCTCGTTAAGATAATACACTCTTTCTGGTTGTCCTCTTTTCCCCGATTTTAAATCGGAGAAATCAATTTTGCCAAAATCAGCAATATCACTCTCGTATTTTCTGATAATAGCAACGACTGATTCGTGCTGATTATTTGTTCCCTCTGCAATTACCTTGCTGTTTGTAAATACATCATTTTCTCTTACTTCCACTAACTCATACATAATTATTCCACCTTTCTTTCGCTACTGTCATTCGACAGGCAGGTTAATAGTTTCAATTTTGTTTGGATTTTCTTATGTATTTTGGTAAAACAAAAAGCACCTCGAAAGCCATGATAGCGTCATGACCTCCGGGTGCTGATAATTGCTCCCTCAATATTTCGTCTTAGTAGTAAAAATTGAATTTTATTTATCCTATCATGTTTTTATTCACAAGTCAATAAACCTCTTCCGCAAGCACAAGCCTGCCTCCTATATTCCTATTTCTCCCTTCTCTCGTTCGCTTCACAACATTTTTATAAACTGCATCTCCATCTAGGTTTAATTGTAGAGATATATCCCCGCTCCCAGCCGCTCCATTATTTCTCATTGCAGATGAAACCGCATTGTATACCGCCGGGTAAATGGCTTCTGCAATCCCCTGCGTAATCTGCCCATTATTGGCTACTGCTGTCTGCCCGTTACTGAACCTTCCAATAACTTCATTGTGGTTCGCATAGAAAAGCCCGTCCTCCGGGAATCCTCCATTTCTGTACTGCGGTATCAGGTCTGCAATGTTGATTTTTCCTATGCCGGATGCGTAGCCCTTATTCTTCCCCCAGTTCCCGGCTATACCACCAGACTTGCTTACCACATATCGAATTGCCGCAAGCATATTTGATAATGGATCCCATATATCCTTGTTGTATGGTGCTAACGCAAATGCCCGGAATGTAGAGTCAATTACTTGTAATATTCCCTTTGATGGAGTTCCTCTTTTTGCGTTTGCATCCCATAGGTTTATCGCCCTTGGGTTCCCGCTGGATTCCGTCTGTATCTGTTTCATCATGAGTTCCAGGTTCAGCGCACTGAAATGACCTGTCATTTGAAGTGCCTTTGTCGCAAGCCCCCTCCACTGTTCCACGCCCTTAGACGGGTTATACTGCACTGTCAGGTTTTCGTCAAATATTTTCTTTATAAAACCTGTTGCCCCATCTAAGAGTGTGCTTGCCGCTCCTTTGGCTATGGAAAGCACTGGTTCGAGCATCCCGGATAGGTCTGTGAACTTATCAAACGCAATCTGTAAAATCTTTTCTGGATGTGTTAGGTAATCCCATACATTCCCAGTAAATTCTGTTATCTTAGACCACGCTCCTGCAAAAAAATCCCCGATACCTCCTGCAAAGCACGGCATTCCATTCATTTTCTGCATAAGGTCTTTCGTCTGGCGGGCTGGCATGATTTTTGTTCCTTTTTCCATAGGGAGCATGACATTTCTTCCCTCTGGTATGAACGGTTTTCCATGTGGAGGTACGATAAGTTCTTTGTAGACATTTCCTTTCTGGTCGTTTACGATTCCTATGGTGTCTTGTGGAAGACCCCTGTCACCTTTTGCAAACTGTGGAACCGTCCATAATTCAAGTGGTTTTCCTGCTCCAACCTTATCAAGAACCCAATTGATTCCTTTTATAATTCCATTTATAGCATCGCCAATTGGTTTAATAATTCCATTTGCAATGCCTTTGAAGAAATCTCCGATCGCTCCAAATACCCCTGTTATTCCATCATATGCATCTTCGAACGCCCCCTTTATCTTGCTAGAAACTCCATCTTTCTTCTCGAAAACCGCAACAACCTTATCTCCTACATTCGTCTTAAACCATCCGCTTACCGCATTCCATACACCCTTCACTAGATTCCAGGCTGTCGAGAAAGCATTGGATATTTTGGTTTTTAGTCCATCAAATACCTTTTTAACTGGATCTATAACGTACTTATTGAACCAATTAGATACTTTTTCCCATACTTTTTTTGCGCTTTCCCATGCACTTGAAAAGAATTTACCTATTTCTTTTGTGTCAATTCCGAATTGCTTTAGGAATCCACCAAAAATTCCCCCTATCCCTTCAAGTATTTTTGAAAATCCTTCTCCTATTTTTTCCGTATCAAGCGTGAAAATTCCTGTTAGAATATCAAAAATTCCTGTCAGGGTATCTATTACACCCCCTACCATTGTCGCAAAACCAGAAATCATATTTCCGAGTACAGTAAATACAGCAGACGCTACAATCCCTGCTACTATTGTTGCAAGAGAAGCTAATATTTCAACAACCTTTTTTATTCCACTTCCTTCGTAAAAATCATAAATAGCCTGTCCTAATTCCTTAATTTTTTCCCACAAAGGGGTAACCGAATTTCTTATTTTTTCAAATGCTCCAACTAGACTATCTTTTACCATAGAAAATGCAAGTCCAACAGAATCCCTAAAAGTTTCGCTTGTGTTCCAAAGGTCTACAAGCACCGCTGCCACACCTGCTATTGCAGCCAATATTGGAAGAGACGGCAATGAAAGGCCACCAAGTGCTGTAGCTAAGCTTGTTGATAGTGAAGTTGCAATATTTCCAGATATGAGTTTTCCTATTCCAGTAAATTTAAAAAATCCAAACACTGCTATTAAAGCTGTTTCCAATGGTGCTTCTTGTATCAGACCTCCAAGCAATTCAAATCCTGCCTTTATAGCCTCCCATAATGCAGTTGCTAATTTTCCTGCAATTTCAAGAAAATCAAGTTCTGCAAGGAATGTCCCTATCTTTTGCCCTATCTGTTCAAAATCTGTTTCTTGCAATAATGTGGTAACAGTAGTTAATCCTCCCTTTATCCAAACGTTTATTGATTCCGCAAGTCCAACAAAATCAAATGTTTCAAAAAATCCGTTTATTCCGTCTGATATAGAAAGACCTATTTGCTCAAAATCAAGTGTCGTGCCAAGATTTAAAGCAAACTGTATCGCGGTATTCAGCGCGTTTGCCAATGTACTCCCAACAAGGGAAAAGTCTGTTTCTTGGAAGAATCCGTTTATCGCGTTTCCAATCCCAGTTCCCCATTTCTTAGCAGCAGACAATGCAGTTTCCCAGTCGATTCCTTCTAATGCAGCATTTATCCCGGCTCCTATGGAAATTCCGAAATTTTCAAAGTCAAATGTTTCCCCAAAAGAATCAAGGAAATGCAATGCTGTATTCAACGCCCCTGCAATTGTTTTTCCAAGTGCTGAAAAAAGTTCCGGAGAAATCAGACCATTTAAGAACTGCGCAAGACCAGACCCGAAATTCCTAGCTTTTTTATACACAGAATCCCATGGTATGCTCTCCATAGCCTTTGTTAGTGCATCTCCAATATATTCCCCAAGTTTATACAAGGAATCTATGTCGCTGGTAAATTTCTTTATAATGCTTTCTCCCGGGTTCCATTTCCCTCCAAGGCCTTCCCCTGCCGCTGCGCCACCTTCTGCTCCCCCCGCTCCGTTTCCTCCTGTTTCTCCTGAAGGTTCTGGGAAGTCTATGGTTTTCAGTTCGTCAAATGCGCGGATTCCCTTTTTCATCTTGTCAATGTTCTTTGCTGCCGTCCCAGTGGAATCTGCAACATCTTCCGCGCCTTCCGCTGCGCCTCCGAAATCCTGTGCAAGACCTCCCCCACCTTCTTCATATGTCCATCCGAATATCTGCCCGAGTGCATTTGAAATTGTCTTGGCAAACGCTATGATATGGCTCATTGCTGCATTTATTACTTTCACCACCGGCTTAAATGAATTTACCAATACGCCCCCAATTACCGCTGCGAGCTGCTCAAAGTTCTGCCTCATTATCCTCGTCTGGTTTGCCCATGTGTCTGCGGTTCTGGCAAAGTCATTATGCGCTGCGGTTGTGTTTGCCATAACGTACTGGTATCGGAGCATGGTCTTTTCTGCCTGTGACATGGATTTTATGTCAGCGTCAAGGCCATTTTTCATTGCCCATTCTGCAAGAGTGGCCTGTGTCAAATCCAATCCATATGTACGCAGCGGTACTGTCATGCCAGTGAATATTGCCTCCAAATCCTTTGCAACGTCTTTTTGTTCTACATTGTAAAGGGATGCCATGTCAGCAGTTAATTTTGTCATGTTCAGAGAAACATCGGACATGGAATCTGAAAGCCCTATATACCCTTCTGTCTGCTCATTCAGGAACTTATTGGCATCATTAATCAGCCCTGAATTAATTCCCATCGCTGCGCCCATGGACTGGAACCTGCTGGCGTATTGCTTTAAGGAAAGTTCAGACATCCCAAACTGTTCAATAGAAGTTTTCGCAAAATCCTCCACTTTGTAAGCCATGTCGCCAAATGTTGCGTCCACCACGTTCTGTACTTCTGTCAGGTCAGAAGAAATGTCCATGGCTTTCATCGCCCCGCGCACAGTCCCATAAAGGCCAAGAGTAACTCCCATTGCAGAAAGAACGCTTCTCGAAAAATTCTTTATCCCTCCCAGTGCTTTCCCTATGCTACCGTTCAGCCCATTCATGGACTTGGACAGTTTATTTATTCCGGAATTGAATGTGTTTGCAGATATCCCGCTGCTTGTGAATACATTCCCAAGCCCCCTTACTGCGCTTCCCGTCCTCCCTCCAGCATTTGCAAGCTGCGAAAGTGCCTGCGTCATCTGTATGGTGTTCTGGCTTACGTTTGGCGCGCCTGACATAGTTTGGAAAAATTTTAAAAGCTCGTCCCCGAGTTTTTTCAGGCTATTTGCCGTTGTTTCCGTCTTCTTCCCGGCATTTGCAAGGGTTCCAACTGCCTGTGTAAAAGTTATCGTATCCGTCTCTACAGATTTTGCCCTTGAGATTTTATTCATGAATTCCCCAAGGTTCTGTCCAAGTCCCGGAAGCGCAGATGCTGCTTCTCCCGCCCCTGCTCCAGCATTTGCAAGTTTTGCCACGGCATTTGTCATAGAAATTGTGTTCTGCTTTACTTCTTCCGCCTTGGATAAAGTCTGCGCAAGTCCGTTTATGGAATTTCCAAGTGATGCAAAGTCAATGTTTGCAAGGCTTGAGGTATTTGCGTTTGAAAGTCTTGTCAGGCTATTTACTAGGTTTGTCAGGTTTTTGTTGTCAAACTTTGCGTTGCTTAAAATATTGATGCCGTCCGCAAGCGGACTTAGCGCGTTTCCTACCGCCTCTATGTTCCCGGTCTGAATAGCCGCAAGCCGCTCAATTCCAGTAGCCAGACGGTTAAAATCAGTTTTTTTAATTCCCTGAAGCTCTTTCATTCCAGAAGCCAGTGTCTTTACGCCAACTCCGAGATTTTTAATCCCAGTTCCGTTAATATTGGAAAGTTTTTCTAAACTTGTAGTATCAAATTTTAATTTTTTAGAAAGTGTTTCTAGGCTTTTAGAAAGAGAATCAATTGACTTCTTTGCTTTACCCGCCTCTGATGTTATTTTTATTTCAAGAGAATCTATTTCCGCCATGTCTGCCACTTCCTTTCCAAAATAAAAAGAGGCGGCTTTTGCTACCTCTTATCTTTCAATCATTTTGTTTGCCTTTGTTAGAACAAAGTCTTTTATTTCATTAAATCCCCATCCGTATTCCATGAGGCTTGACACGAGCATTTCTGCGTTCTGGTCTTCAAAGCATTTCCATGTAATCTTTTATTTTGTCGAAAGTCCAATATGTATTTATCATATCGCCAATCATACAGGTGTATTTTCTTATAGTGGCGTTCTGTTCTTCTGATAAATAATTCCTAAAACTTTCAAATTCTTTTGCGTGGTATTCTTTAACTAACTGTTTTGTATCTTTCCCAAACAAAATATCATAAATTAAATCTGAATAAATATTCGGGACATCCGCACCGCTTACTGCAATAGTGAATTTAGATATTTGCTCATTCTCAAATCTTAATTCTTCAACTGAAATATCTCTATTATCTTCTGTGGAATTGTTTTTCGGAATTACAAAAAACTTATTCCATGTATTTTCTAGTTCAATCGAAATCCTCTCGTTTTCTTCTTTTCTGCATTTTTCATAATCTGCAACATTCCCATGCTTTTCAATAATTTTCTTTATTTCTTCTATATCAACTTCTGAAAACCATTCTCCACCAACATTTTTGTCTTTATAAAGATTGTGCAATACGACCTCTAATTCAAAAGCATTTGATATAAAATCACTTTTGTAAATAAGTTTTATTGTCGGACAGCCACAAGCTAATTGTCCTAACCTTGTCGCTACATTGTTGCTTACTCCGATTTTAAAATTCCCATTATATTCTGCAACGTAAATTTTCTTTATTCTGCTTGCTTTCATATTTATTGCCGCCTTTCCGCAAAATTGCCTTGTTTGTAATCAGCAGGGAAACGGTTAAGGCTTACCGCTTTCGGCTGTACACTCCTATCCCCGCTGGAATTGCCATGTTTATCGCAAAACGTCGTTTTATTTCTCAAAATGTAAATTTTTGTATAATTTTAACAAATTTTTATATGTTTCACGTGAAACATATAGTTAAATTAAACATATTTAAGTTTAACTTTTATTAAAAGGGCGGAAAGATTTGACCCATTTCCGCCCTTGCTGAAATTCCTATTTTACATATACCTTTCCGTTGTGCATTGCCGCAACCCATCCAGAAGGTGTGCGAATCCATATATCTTCCCCGTTCCTTTTCACGTCCTTGCAAGTGACCCTCGTACCCTTGTCTAAACACCCATCTCCATCTGCATCATGGTTTCGCCCATCTCCAGTAAGCTCACTGTGTTTTTTTGCCCGGTATTCTGTCCCAGCCCCTTCCCGGACTTTCATCTCTGCCTGCAATGTGTATACGCTTCCAATCTGGTATTCTTTCTTTTCCATTTGTGTCCTGTTGGAATACACTTTTTCGAGCCTTGCCCTGGATGCATTTCCGCACAGTCCGTCTTCCTTCAATTCATTGTCGTGCTGGAATTTTAACAGGGCTTTTTCTGTGTTCTTCCCGAAATCCCCATCTGCACCGTCTGCACCGCAAGAATACCCGCAACCTATAAGCATAATCTGCATATCTTTCACTTTCTGCCCTTTATCCCCTTTTTGCAGCCAGCTTCGGCTAACATCCTGTGCAACATTTTTATTTGGAACTTCCTCACCCGTATTTTCGAAAAGCGTGCGGATTTCCATTAAGTCACTCCTTCGGTATACGCTGGAATACACAACCCCTTTCCCCGGATTGTTTTTCGTATTGGAAGAGCCTCCAATAGATTCATACATGCCGCCATCTCCTGCGTAGAAAGCAATGTGCGTTGCGCGTCCATTTTTTCCGAAATAAAGCAAATCTCCCTTTTTCTTCTGTGATGAAGGAATCTTTTTCCCGATTTTGCGGTAACCGTCCGCTGTTGTCCGGTTCACTTTAAATCCAGAATCCAGAAGTACGTTGTATACATATCCAGAACAATCATATCCGCCTTCTTCCATGGATTCCCCGCCCCAGACATATGGCTTTCCAAGGTATTTTACACAATTTGCAATAATATTTTCCCTGCTCATAAGTTACCTCCTAATGATTTAATTCAAAATTGGTTTTCATAGCTTCTAATTTTGCTACGAACAATTCTCGTTGCCTCTTAATTTCATCTTCTGTCATAGGTTTGTTATTCTCTTCTATCTCCTGCAACAGCGGTTTCTTTATGTACTTTGTTTTTGCCCTTCTTCCGGCAAGACAGTGTTCTATTGCTACTGATACAGCAGATAGCATGTATTGCCCTTGCAACCACGAAAGATAGTCTTTTTCTTTTAGTTCTTCGTTGTGCGCTTTAAGGTATGGTTTCATGTCCGCAGGGCTTGACCAGTCAATGTCATCTACGGACAATCCATATCCTTTTGTCGCAACCATCAACTGCGGGCGTACTTCCTCGCAGTAGATTTCCCATGTTAAATCTCTACTATTTTCCCGTTCTGAACTACTTCCAATCTTGGTTGAATTTCCTCCTCTATCTGTTCCACTTTTTTCTGCTCCTTCTGGAACAGGCTCCGTAAAAAAGAGTCTTGCAATAATGCTTCCTGCAACTGGTTGGAAAATGCAATAACGTCGGCATCTTCGCCATCCATATATTCCTCAACAAGAGCAAATGCTTTGTCTAGTTGCTCCTCCTTCCCTTCGCCCGTATCGCAGTTATACTTAAAATCCGGGTGGTGAACTTGCAGACCGACGAGTACCGCTTCTGGCAAAAATAAAAGTAAATCCTCTATTTTCTCAAAATAAGCCTCCTTGTCATCATTGGATAAATCCGCAAACTTAACGAATTTTGAAATAATGTGTTCTTTCAATGTAGGCTTGTATGCAAACTTGATACTGTATTCTTTTTTCCCGATTTTTAATTTCATAATTTATTTACCTTTTCCTTTCTTTAAAAAGATGTTGCTGCTGTAAACGCTACTTTTTCTTCCATTCCGCGGTATTCCTCAATGGTAAGTGTCATTTCAACCACAAGAAGCTCGTTCTGTCCAAATTCTGGCTGTGGGATTGCCGTAGGAGGCTGCGCGACTACAAAAAACGCTTCATCAAATCCCGGAACGATTGTTTCAAACCACATTCTTTTCCCGGTTGCTTCCAGTCCTGCAAAATCAGAAATTACGTCTTTCCATTCTGCATTTGTTTCTGGCGTGAAGTTTACTCCAACAGGGAATGACCCTCCTGTGTCTGCCCTGCCTCGGACATACCTGTTTACAAAATCCTCTAATGCGCTTGCGTCAATCTGTTCATTTTCAATCGTGATTCCTCCAATTGAGTTTATCCTGTGCAACTGTGTAAATATTTCTGGTTTTTTCCCGGCCTCTGCTTCCACTCCATAGCCAAATGTAATTCCTAATGTGGAAATTCCTGCTTCCATGTATATTCCTCCTTAAAAATTTGCATAAAAATAAGAGCATTTCTGCTCTCTATGTCTGTTACAATATGTCTCCGTCTCCTATTACCCTTCTGTATCTTGCTGTGGTGATATATATATCTCCATTGTTATTGTGCATTGGCATTTGAAAAGGCTTGATTCTCATACTTTTCATCACTCTTAAAACCTCTCTTGCCACTTCGTCTGTTCTGCTGTTGTTTTGATTGTCGGAAACGTCAACTTGGAACGCCGCATTAACTCCTGGTATTGATGTTCCCTCCAAATCCGAACCTACTTCCTGCGAATCAATCATGTGTATGTACACCGTAGGAAACTTAGGCTTTGTTGATGACCTGTCACTTGTGGTAAAATTGAGGTCTTTATATTTCGCCTTTATCTTTGTGGAAAACTTCGCTTTTATCAGCGAAAATACTTGTGTTTCTATGCTGTCAAGCATTTAGACCACCTGCCTTTAAATGGTAGTTTCTCCTTTATTTTTTAAGCCGGAAAAATCTAATCTTTCTGCAATTTCTCCCATCTTTATTCTGTCACATGGTATAGTTCCGGTCGCGATTCTTCCTCCGAAATTACTTTCCGAATCTTCCTTTTCTCCGCAATATGAGTAGTAAGGTGGGTTTTTATGAATCAACGTTCCACTAAGGTTTGGATTCAAATAGGCTGGTGTGTAAACTGTATCATCTTCTGATGTTTCCTCTCGTGTAATCTTCTCAACAAGCTTACCGTCCTTGTCGTATTTCTCGGTTGTTTCAGTGATTTTTGTTTTAACCATGATTATTCTCCTTTACTTAAATATATCCTTTGCTATCTTCGGCACTTCTCTTATCAGTTCCATGCTTGTCAAATACATAAAAGGACGAGCAGGCATTCCCTCTGTATAATGCCATTTCCCGTCCTGCCCCGGGTAAAACCAGTAATATCTTCCCGTGCTTGCGTTCTGCCTTATTGTCTTTCCGACATTGTAATCCCAACTTACTCCCTCTGGCAGAGGATAGGGGTATGGTTTGTCCTCGCCTCGCTGTCCTGTTCCGAACTCAACAAATACAGCATGGGAAGAATCGGCAACTACCGCAAATATCGCTCCATATTTTGTAGAATCTATATACTTGCTTTGTATGCTTGCTATCAATTCTCCTGTGAAAATTGCGTCAAGGTCGGCTATCTGAACCTGCGCAATATCAACTCCCAATTCAGAAAGTCTTTTTGCCAACTGTGCCGCTTTATTCGTTAAATACTCTTGATACCTAATGAGGTCTTTCTGTAGTTGGCGGATTGACGAAATGGACAGGTCGGCTTTAAGGGGTTTCTTTGCCATAGGCTACATTCCCGCATTTGCCAATCTCATATTTTTAAGTTCAGTTGTTCGTATCTGCACTTGACCGCCCTCAATATGAATATCCATTGTCTGAACATTTGAAATGTCAATAGGCTCTCCGTTTAGCCTAAATCGGTTTCCTTTTTCCTGTGTCATGTCGATAACAAATGTGTTCAAATCATCAATTCTTGTCATGCCCTACCTCCTACAAAATATCCAACTCCTTAAACGTCTTTGCCAATTTTGGAAATTGCGTCGCAATCCAGTCTACGAGAACCTCGTCCTTCATGTAGCTGTACAGTCCGCTTTCTCTGAAATACGCATGAATACATTCGTGAGACAGCGTTTCCTTATAACACCGCTCTTTTTCTTCTTTTGTATCTCCGTCGCCAAGCATATTCTCTTTTGGTCTTATCCTTATTCTGTTGGAATATGGATGGCAGATACCGTCCGCACCGTCTTTTAGGATTTCTTCATCTGTTTCAATCGTGTATTCTGTTCCAAGAATATTTACTTTTGTGCAATCATCGTAATACTCTCCTGTTTCTACTGGATATTTCTTTCCTTCTACTTCCAGATACTCAACGTTTCCATCTTTATCCTTCTTGTAAATTGGTTTTAATGCCATATCGCACCTCACTTAACTACTGCCTTTAACACATACTTCACAAAATTAAGGCTTTCAGATACCTTTATAACCTCGTAATCTGCCGATATAGGGTCTATAATCTCATTGTTGGTATCTTTGTACCCTACCTCGCTTTTCGTCCAAATAAGGCTACCCTCGACGATTGGATAAGCACCTTTTTGACATAGCAGAGTGGCGTTATAGTCAGAGGTCGACAAGCCAAATTCTTGCGCCTCTGCCTCTCCGCCACTCATTGCTAAACTCGATAAAAAAGAGACAGGCTTGCTGTAGCCTATCTCATATTCCCCTGTTTCAGACGGTATTTTATTCCCGTTTTCATCAAGGTAATAAATGATGTTCCCGTCGCTGTCCTCGTAGTACTCGTAGATGATTTCGCCGTTTTCGTCACGGTTGTAGATTGGCACTTCTCCGATTTGAAGGGCATATTTCATGGATTGCTTGTTTTTTAGGAGGGTGCGCATAAAACATCACTCTCCTACAATATCAATGCCATACTGCACAGCACATTCATGTTCAATCTTGCACCCTCTGTAGTTCCGCCAACCCTCTGCAAAATAGGCGCAGTCAGCGGTAGATAGTAACTCCAAAGATTTTCCAATATACCACAGTCCAGAATTTGCATTGCCTGGCGCATTTTCCTCAATAAAGCTGTCGATTACTTCTACTTCGCCAAAACGCTCCGTGACGCGCTTTATAATCTCGGCTCTTTCTGTTTTGATTTCTTCGTCTGTTTTACCCCTCATGGGCTGTGAAATAAATAATTTCTTCATGTTCTTTAATCCCCCTCAACCTCTGGAAGTCCTGCAACGCTTGTCAAGATAGACAAAATTCCTGCCAGTGCAGAGGCAGACGCTACCATAATCCAATCCACGTTACCGAGTGCCGCCGCTGTGCCGATTGTGGCAATGGAAGTTTGTGCCACCGTTTTAACTGCTCTGATTCCTGCCGCATAAATCCATTTCTTTGTTTTATCGCTCATTATTCGTCATCCTCCTTATTCAAACGCCTCTCAATCGTATCAAGTCTGTGATGTGCTTGTTTTGCCGAAGCCTCGATTTCTACAATCTTTTCAGCGTGTTTCTGCACATCTTTTTTAACCGCCGACACATCATACTTAATATCAGTTGTGTTTCGGTTAATTTCATCAAGTTTCAGATTTACCCTTGTCTGTTCTTCAATCCGTTCCCGAATTTCTTTTTCGTCTGTATGCTTGCTGTTCTTTGAGTTAAAATAAATAACAGCCCCTACCGATATAGCGCTTATGCACACACCTATGAGGCTGATAACGATTGGTAATGTCATAACTTATCAATCCTTTCTGTTTCTTAAATCCGTCTGCCCTCCACCTCCTAATGACGGACGCCCTGCAACCCAAAGCTATCAATCCAGATAGGTTTTGAGCCGCGCACAATCTTCTAAGTAGGATTATGAAATTACGCCCCTTGTCCTCAATGCGGAAAGAAGCGTGTTGTATGCTGATATGACATCAGATATATCCGTTGTGCTATAATCAATGTCTGATACCGTTTCTGCTGTTCCTGTCAGAGTCTGCAATGCGTCAACGGTCGTTTTCTCGGCGTATGTAGCTGCTACATCAGCAGTCTTTGCGTATGCGGATAAATCAATGTCAACCGCGCCGTCTGTTGGCGTGAGAGCAACGCCATCAACTTTGACTTCTCTGATACTGCCGCCTGCCGCTTCCTCAATCATCTTGTCGATGCGTACCCAGTCTCCATTTGTCCTACCGAAAATTGCGTCTTTTGGCCTGCTTGGTACTTCTGGTACACCAGATACACCGCTGTTCCAGTCCTCGCCATTTTGTGAATATTCAAGTCCGTTTGTACTTGCTCTAAGATATGGCGCGGCTTCATCTCCGCTTGCGGTCTTTACATATTCCATTGTCGGCGGCGCTTCTTCCTCCAGCTCCTCCGGCATGATGATTCCGCCCTCTGTAATGGCTATTTTCTGCCACTGTGTGCCGATTGTTGTTCCGCTCGTCACGCGAATTTGAAACTCGTCTTTATCAGTCAGAATCCAGTTTGGAATACCGCACTTGCCGTCAACAAGGTCGCGCGAATCCTTGTTATTTTTCTTTATAAACTCGACTCTCTTTCCTCCCGGAATCGCCACAAATTCTTCATCGAAGTTAAAATGTAGCCCGAAATAGCTGACTGCGCCGCTGATTAAAGGCGTTTTGTCATTCGGGGTTCGCGTAATTGCCATATTTTTGACATCAAATTCAATATATTTCATTTATACCCTCCTATAAGACTACTACATAATTTGGAAAGTTTGATATTAAGTCAAACGTAATCCATGCCGCTTGGTAGCTTCTTGATATGGAATTTTCAGAATGAGAAGTTTGTCCCTCTGCCCCTGCTTTTGCATAAATATCCACGCAAGCCATAGCAAGGGAATTTTTCCCTCTTTCCAAATCGTAAACAATATTTCTTTCCGTGAAATGCTTTGGGAAGTGGCACTCGTTTGTGACATACTCGATTACAAAGTCGACTATGGATATGGGGAATTTCTCTAACTTCTCCCCTGTTTCTTCGACATACTTCTTCGCTTTTTCGGAAACATAGTTTGTCAGTTCGTTCATGCTCTCCATAGTGCCACCGCCTTTACAGTTCAAACTTTTCAATCAGCATTTCTTTCAACTTGCTACCGCTCGTTTCAAAGGCGTTCTCAATACCCTCTGCCGCCGCCAAGTTCTGCAATTCTGCGGTACTCATTTTGTTAATGTCGGTCTTTGTGTACTGCTTATCTTCTTTGGTTTCAAGCGTGATGTCGTCATCAGAAAACGGCAGAGAGTTCTCACTCCCCGCCGCATCAATTTCTGGCACATCTTCCCCTGCCTGATAATACTGCCCGTTTACCTTTACCATGTGGTCGTAAACCATATAGCCACACCTCCTATTTAACTTTGATAACAAAAATGCTGTCCATGCCCTCGAATGATGGAAGCACAATCTGGCTGGCCGTGGTTGTGACCGTAAATGACGGCTTGTACTCATTTTGCACCGCTACGGCGATGCCGCTTTCAAGTACCGTAATATCAACCGGGGCCTGCGGAATATCCATAAAGTTTCCGATTGTCGTAAGCTCCTCTGGCGTTGTGCCTCTCCATGTGTTTCCGAGCTGACCACTGCCAAGAATCGTCACATAGTCGTCGGGGTAAAATTTCTTCTGCGTGCCGTCATAGTCCTCAAATGCCTTATCATAAGCAATCCAGTCAAGACCAAGTTTGCGGCTGACAACTTCCTTGACAGTACTCCTGTCAACAAAGTCAATCGCCTGCCCTGTAATGGAAATAAGAGCGTTCTTAATCTGGCTGTTTTCAAGCAGATAGTTGAATGTCGTAGTAGTACCGATAATCGTTGTAGCCTGAACGCCGATACTTGCAAGGTACTCAATCGCCTTGTCAATGTCGGTAAGAGGCTTTGAAGTTGTCGCATTGTCCCATGTGTCATTTCCTGTCAGAGCAAGGTAATTCTTCGACTTCCAAGAGCCGTCCGAATCATAGTCATAGGTTGCGGTCGTGTTGTCTGCCATAGGAATAACAATCTTTACTTCTCCACTGGTAGGTGCAAGCAGATTCGTCCTCATACGCTCTGCGGAGATTTCCGCACCCTCAATAAGATTTTCCGTGTCGTTATACATAGAATCAATGACAGGCTGTAAGTACGGGTCGTTTGCTTCTCTGATTCTGGAAAGCTCCATAAGGTCATGCTCTCTTACAATTATACTTTCTCTAAAGAGCGGCATTTCTTCTTTGGTTTTATATGCTTCCCCTCTCGGTCTGATAGTAGGAATTGCGTCAAAGTTAGACGGTTTCAATGCCACGCCTAACCCTTTGTGCGTCCTGAACCATGCAAGGTCAATTCCCATCTTCTTTTTTGTTGGGAAATATGCTTCTCCCAAAAACGGAATTTTGTTGCTCTGCGTTTCGGTCATGTATGCCGCAATCGCAGGGGTGTTATATACTTCTGAAATATACATTTTCATTCTCCTTTTCTGAATTTTTGCAAACAAAAAAAGACTGAATGTATCAGCCTTTCAAAGTGTCTTATTGTTAAAATTAAGCACCGCCGCCGCTTGCCGCCGCAACTGTGATAATCGGTTCTTCAAAGCGGATACGGTTTCCTGCGTTGTTCATTGCCGTTACCAATGCGCCGTCGTAGGTCAAACCGCTGTTTTTCTGCGCCCTGCCTGTATGCACATATGCTTCCGTCAGGATTGTACCCTGCGGTCTTTCTTCTTGCACATCCACAAGCAGAATACCGACTGCGCCAGTCCACGGTGTAGACTTGACAGGCTTTCCCGCCTTGTCAATCGGTGTTCCTGCCTTGACTACCTTTTTCCCTGTCGTTTCATCCGCTGTCGCAGTTGAAAAATCAATCGTCATGGACACGCCCTTAAAAGGCGGTCTGTTCAAAATCTCTGCGCCTGCGCCAAAAGTTTTTGTTTCAACTAACATATCTCCTCTTGCCATTTCTCTTTTACCTCCTATAATTGTTCAAAATTGATTCATTGGCCGTTCCAGCCCTCTTTGCAGAAGCAACCGCCATGTCCTTAGCCATAGAATTTGTACCTCCGTCTCCAGACTGACCGCCCGGATTTGTGGAAGCATGAGCGATTTCCTGTTCTTTCGCATTTGCTGCCGCCGCTTCTTTCTCAATGATAATCTGTCCAAGAATTGTGTGGTCTACAGTTCCGTCATCTTTGATCACCTGTTTTGCCTGTTCTGCCGTAATCTTGTAACTTTCTGCCGCCGCCGCCCTCTGATTCTGAATGGATATGCTCTTTTCAAGCTCCGCCACCCTTGCATTGGATTTTTCCAGTTCCTTTTCAATTTTTTGCGTTTCTGTCATCTTGCTTTCTTCGATTTCCTCAATCTTTTTCTTCAATTCCTCCGCATTGGCGGCACTTGCTTTCAAGTCGTCAAGTTCTGTTTTAACTTTTTCCGCTTTCCCTTTTTCTCTTGCTACTTCGGAATTGTTTTGGTTCAGCAGTTTTGTTACCTGCTCGTCCGTTGCCTCTGGAAACAGTTTCAGTACATCTTCCCTGGTCATAATTTTTTACCTCCATTTTTCGCACATTTTTGTTACCGCAGGTCGTATCCTGCTACGATTTGCAACTTTCCGCAGTTGCCGCTTATTTTTAGATTTATAAAAAGCACATAGATTTCTCCATGTGCTTAATATCAGAAATATTTGATTGAACATCTACATGACACCACTTGGGATGGATTTAGCGAAAATTCTTCATCACGAGGAAAATTCATCAAACTATCACCCACTACAAACTGCTCTGAAATTTCCAAAACTTTATCGTCGAGTTCTCTGTGAGAGTGCCTTACTCTCCTGTCTTTCATGGTTATCCATTTCTTTTTTGTTTTTCCGTCTTTTAATGCCTGCACATATTCATCATGCGAAAATACATTGTTGCTTTCATTCTCTGCGATAAACCTTGACCTATCAGCCGACAAATACCATTCATCATCTATACTGTCAAAAGTTGTCTGGATGAATGTGTTTGTAAATTGGTGTATGTAATCCTCCAAATATTCGTCAATGCCCATGTAACGCTGTAAAATCTCCGTATAGCGGTTATTTATCTGTAAGGCTATATAATCCTTGTCTATGGCATTGCTTTCTCTCATAAGAGCGATTAAAGCAAATAGGAACAGCATCAAATCTTCTAAATCCTCCGCTACTTCTATCCGCTTTTCTTTTTCCTCGTCTGTCAAATCCATGTCGCCAAAGTAGGTATCGAATGATTCTGAACGTCTGTACGGTGTAGGTTGGTTTAATTCATCAATTTCCCTCGCCATTAAATCACCAACTTTATAAAATAAAAAGACAACCGATTTTTCGATTGCCCTTTACTTTCTGTTTTATTTGTTCTTGTGCCAAATGTCATCTCCTATTGGCGTTTCCAAAGATTTTTCAATACTCCAACCTCTGTAAATCCTTTGAGCCAAAGTTTTATATGGTATATTAAATTCTCTCGCCCATTCTGCTACGGTTTTCTTTTCTCCACGATATTCTAATACATGATTGCTTCTTTTGTTATTTGCTTGTTCAATAATCGTAGACCATTTGCAATTTTCTGGGCAGTAATCCCCGTTTGTATCTTTTCTATCAAGTGATATTTCTCTTGAACTTTTCTTTTCGTCATAACCGTTAGCATAAGACCATTCCATGAATGGAATAAATTCTTGCCACTCTGGACATATCTTAATTCCTCTTCCGCCGTAATCCCTGTAACTATCAACTTTCGGATTGTAGCACCTGTTTTTCATGTTACACCAAATCAAATATAATCTCGTATCTGTCATATCATGTTTTATTTTTCTCTTTTGCATTTCTTCTTCATTTAGACAACCGCAACTTCTTGTTAAACCTCTTTTAAGGCTCGTTGCGTGAACTATTGTATATTTTCCACAATCGCATTTGCACCTCCATCTTGTTTGTTGACTTTTCCCATTTTTCGATATATAGTTTTCTGCTCTTTCAATTACAGTTAATCTGCCAAATCGCTGACTTGTCAAATCATTAAGTTTTGGCATATTCATCACCTTCCTTTCAAAACCATTATATCATAGTTGCTAGTTACTTGCAAGTTATTTTATTTATTCTTGACAGTCTTTAACTAGCAATTTATAATACAATTAACAGGAGGTGTTAGTATGCCGCAAGGTAAAATTGCAGAAAACAAGGTTAAAACAACTATCGTTATGGAGAAAAACTTAAAATCATCATTGGAAGAACTCGCTAAAAAAGAAAGGCGTTCTTTCAATAATCTTATGGTTAGCATTTTAGCTGATTATGTAGAAGAAAAGAAAAGGTAGTTTATTCAGCTACCTTTTCTAATGCAATTTCTTCTTTTGGCTGTTCTTTCGGCTGTTCTTTGACTTCCTCTTTTTCTGCCATATCTACCGTTTTGTACAGATTATCAAAATACGGTTTACTCAATATGAATACTTTTTCAGCGTCTCCCCAAAGTCCACACGTTGCCGTTGCTACTTGCGGATTTATTCCTGCTTGCAGTAATACCGTCAACGCCTGTGCTTTCGTATAAAGATTATCTAGTGGAGAGTGATTTATCTGTGCTTCAAAATCTCTTGTCGTAATCCCTAAGTCATCTCCCGATATTCTTAACAGATTTAATACTATTTTTGCAAGTTTTTTATCTCCTGCTTTCACGAGAGGGTCTTTCAATTTCGCCCTTGTTTTCGAGAAGTCCCATCCCGCGCGCAAACTCACGGCTCCTTGAGTGTCGCCGCCAGAATTTTGGCTCTCTCGGTTCGGTATAGATAATATTGACAATGCGTTATCCCACAAATCGTCTTTTGCTACTTGGCTTTCTGTCTGATTTAACTCTTGTGACATAATATCGACATCAGCTTTATTCTCGCCATTATTTGACTTGACAACCAATGCCCCCATTAATTTCATTTTAGTAAAGGTTTCTTCATCTATGTCACAGTTTACAAACTTTACCCACGACTGAACAAATTGCTCTATGGAATCCATTCTGTTAGACTGCATATTATTGATTGTGTCTAAAATATCAATCACAAGTTCGATGTCCGAAATTCTTTCGTGATTGTTCGGATATTCAATAATGGGTATATCACCAAATGCGTGTAATTTGCTGTTAATTACTTTTCCATCTTTTATGATAAACTGTTTGTTCTTTGAGAAACACAGTTTGTACCATTCTTTGTTTTCATCTTTTAATTCCTGCACCGCAAGTAATGGTTCTTCTGTGCTTCTTGAATATATAACAAAAGTATTCATTGGACTTGGTGATACAATTCTGAATGGTAAATCGCTGTTTTCTGCAATTTGAACCGCCTTAAAAGAAGTTCCCGTTGCCGACTGCCATTCACCAGCCTTAATATCTTTTGACTGTTTGTCAGCGTCAACCATATAATCATTTAGAACGTCAACAGCTTTATTGATTCTTTCATCATCTTTTCGGCTTATATACTGTACTGGCTCTCCGTATGTCTGCCCTGTCTTAAACTGCACTATCTCATAAGCATGGTTTTCAACGATATAATTCACAATATCATCTCTCACTGTCTTTTGTCGGTATCTGATAGGTTGGTCTCCTTTATAGTAATCCCAAAGATACTTAAATATGGTTTTGTTCCAGTTAAAATCCCCTATACAACTACCCACAACAGAAACAATGTTTTCTTCTGTGATTTCGTCCACATCAGCATATGCAATTTTTCTTCCATAACAGCCTTGAACAAGGTCTTGCAGATGTAATCTGTTCATGGTTCACCGCCTTAATTCCAAAATAAAAGCAACCGCCTATTATTGCTCGGTAGTTGCTCTGTGATTTTCTTCAAATATTTTGTTTGCCACGTTTTTTAATTTATTGTGGCAATCTTCACAAACTTCTTTAACCTCATATTTGCTATCTTTTTCAATACACATTTCCCTTAATTCTCTTGGATAAATGTCAATACCGCCTACTAAATAGCAGTCATCTACAAATCTGTTGCATAAATCACATCTATATGCTTTTGCCATAATTACCCTCTCTTTCCGCGCAAATCAAATATCCATATGTGCTATGACTTTCATAATCTTGTTCATCATGCGTTTGTTAATCCTAAAAACCGTTGTTCTGCCCACATTTAATAACTCTGCACATTCTTCTATTGGGTGTTCATTATTCCTCATGGTAAACAGCATTTTCTCCTGCGTTGTAAAGTTTGCGTTTTCGATTATGTAGTCAAGTTCCGGTTTTGTGAAGTCGGGGATTATGTTTCGTGTCCTCATGCAGTCCCCTCCTTAAATATTATTTTCCCACGAAAAAAGACGCTGCCGTCGTGCAACGCCTTTTTGTTCGGGAGTATTTTGTCAATGAAAAACTCTGTGTGTTCTTCGAGTATAACTATATCAAAATATCAATAGGACATTCTAGGACACATTTTCACTTTTAAGATACAATTCCCCATATTTCTTTTCAAATTCCTGCAATGCCCTGCCATGTAGCCTTGTTGTGTTTCTGAATGAGTAATGCATATCTGTAGCAATTTTTTCAAAAGTTTTTTTCTCTATGTACCTTGAAAATAGAATATCATAATGTGTTTCATCTTCCATACTGTCAATTTGTGAGATTATCTCATTTTTCTTATCCACATATTCATCTATCAGTTTATCAATACTTTCTTCCATTGATTCTATTTTGCAAAACGCTGTGCCGATTTTGTCATGGTTAGGTGTCTTCTGCACTCTTTCCTCGTTTGGTATGGCAGATAAACCGTATGATAATTCCTTTAGCTGTGCCAACTCTGTCAGCTTATTTTTTATCATGCGGTCAAGTCTGCTTATTTGAGAAAGATATTCCTTGGTAGATGAAAATTTATTAGAAGTCATATCCATATCCTCCTGTTCTGAATGGGTTTTGTGCCGCTTCAACTTTTGCTATCCTTTTTGGTTGCGTAACAAATAAAGCGAAGTTTGCTAATCCGTCTGGTACATCGTCATGGTCGTTTTTCCCAACCACTGAATACGTCATCAGCCAACTCATCATTATTCCGTAATCATCTTTTGGCTTATAATTCTCTCTATCTTTAAACAAAACATGTTTTTTCACCCAGTCCGCATTGACAATAATTCTCGTTTCCTTATTTGTTTCTGTCGGCTTGTCCGTAATGTTGCACCTACCGCCTTTTTCTTCTACTCTCTTATTGACTTCATAGGAAACTCTGTCACCGCCAGAATTACTTTCAAATTCACACTGTTGCATATTGTGTTCTACAATAATATTTGACAATCTCTCGTACTGCACTCCGTAATCCGTATTGTCGTCACAAATACAGTCAAGTAAATAAAAGTCATTGTCATATTGATACATACAAGGCAGAAACATAAAATCTGTGCCCTTGTTTTTTACATCACATATTCCAAGTATTGCGTCTGGTTCTCGCATAGGCATTGACATAAATCTCCGTATGTCGTCCTCGTGGTAAAGTAATCCCTCTCTTTCTATTGGTTCATTTTTATAAAGACATCTGTATGAAATGTCGTCCATTCCTAACTCTTGGTCGTGGAAAAATTCTACCGACATTCCGTTATATTCGTAGTCAAAATTACTTTTTCCTGTTTCGGGGTCTATGTCTGGGACTGCAATAAATTTTACTCTTTCGTTTCCGGCATATATCTGTTTTAATCTTCCAATTACATCATGGACGCTCCACCTTGTAGCAATATGTATTTCCTTAACCTTTTCATTCAGCTTTCTTTGTCTTGCGTCCGTTCCATATATTCTCCATAACTTGTCAAGTGTTCTTTTGTTTAATGCTTCTTCTATGCCTCCTATCAAATCATCACAATAGAGATAGCGATTACATCTTACCTTTCCAGCATTTTTACTTCCAACAGAAGTACATTGAATATTTGAATAGGCTTTCTGTTTGTCAAAATTTATCCTCTGTCTTTTTGCGTCCGTACTTTGCAATTTGACGTTTGGAAAAATTTCATTCCATGTGTATTCCTCATAATTTGTTGTAATATCAAGCACTCCATCATAAAACATTCTTGTAATGTCGTCAGAGTGGGAAAAGAAAAGGCTGTAATCTTTCGGGTGTCTGCCGATTATCCATGAACAAAAAAACTTTTCAAGCGTGGTTTTCTGCGTTCCGGGTGGCATAGATATTGATAAAATATCCAGTTTATCATCTTCCAAATCCTGCATTGCCTGTATAAGCCCATGCTTATTTAACTGTTTTCTCTTAGGAGAATAAAACCTCTCGCTTATCTCTCTTTTCTTTTCAAGATACAGAAGATAACTCTCAAATTTATACGGAGCTTCCAACTTCAATATCTCATACCACTTATCCACCATTTCATGCCCTGTCTTGTTGGCAAAGCAGAATTTTTCAAGCTCCCATATGTCGCCGCCCGCACCGTTAATGACATACTGGTTTATCAGTTCTTTTGCCCTCGGTGCGATTTTAAGAGCGGTTTCTATGTCGTTGTCTTTTTCGTTTGCCCAGAAGACGGCAGTAAAATAAGCCTCAACCACTTCCAGACTGATTCCATGATTTTCAATGAATTTTTCATACTGATTTAGTGCTGATTGTAATTCCTTAGACACAAAAATGACGCTCCTTTCTGCTATTCAGCAAAAATAAAGCGCCATTTCGCTTGATACATACACCCTCTTGCGTATGCCATTAGATATTTTCTTTGTAAAATATTTTATATCCGTGCGTTTTCTTCATTTTTCCTCTAACGCACTTATTTACATTTGACAATGTTGTACCTATATAATCCGCAGCCTCTTTTTGGCTTTCAAATTCTTTTCTCTCTCCTGTTTCAATATTTTCAATAACAACAGAAGAATTTCTTCTTTTTCCAAGCTTCATACATATTATTTCTTCGTCTGTATATCCTCTTCTTACTCTTTCCGTTAAAACATTATTGCTTACCCCTAATATTTTAGCCCACTCAACAATAGTGTGCGTTTCTCCGTTATATGTGATTTTTTGGCTCTTTGAGTGAATAACTCTTGTTTCCCTTTCTTGTGGAACCGACAATATTTCTTCCTCTTTCCACCCCTCTTTCATTCTTCCTCGTATAGTTGTTATGCTCAACCCCGTTATCTTAGACCATTCTTTCATGGAATGGCTTTCTCCACAAATGACTACTTGAGGTTCGCTTTTATTGTTCTGTTGTTCCTTTTGTGTTATCCACCGACAGTTTGACGGTTCGTAATTTCCGTCATTGTTAATACGGTCAATAGTACATTCTCCACGCTCTGCATTTTCGTCATAACCAGTGGAATACGCCCATTCAGAAAATTTCTGAAAACCGTTCTTTCCAAGCCATTCCTCACACATAGTTATTCCTCTTCCGCCATATCTGTGATATTCTGCTTGATTTTCATTAAAACATCTTTGCTTCATAGAGGCGTAAATATGGTAAAGTCTCGTTCCTGTCATATTGTGTGTCGTGCAAGCCTCATTTATTCTTTCTCGCATATAACAACCGCAAGATTGAGTTCTTCCAGATTTTACAGCATATGTTCTTATGATTTTTTCATTACCACAATCACAGCGAAATAGCCATTTTCTATCCCCCATGTATTTTATTGCTGTTAATCTTCCAAAGTGCTGACCTGTTATGTCTTTAAATTTTCCCAATCATATCACTTCCAATCTACCAGTTATAATCTCCCTTGAAACCGAACCAAGAAACCTTATATTCCTTGCCCTCTACTTCGGGAAATGCTATAAATTCAGCAACAACTTCAAACATCAATGCCATTTTCAAGCATATAACTACTAATTTTTCTTTCATGGTAATTTTTCTCCTTTGTATCTTGAAATTGCCACGCAAGAGTGATATGGTATATTTATCAACCGCTTATGTGGCTTGGTAACATAAAACAGTCGGTGCTTTGGTCGGTGCAGACTGTTTTATTTTTTCTGTAAAACCAACTGTATGCCTTGCCTTATGGCTTCTGCTTTTGTGATTTTTTTCTCTTTGCAATACTCCAAAAGCCTTGAATGTGTTTCATCATCAATTCTAACTTTCACATCATGGTCTTTTCGGCAATCCGTTGGTCTGCCCGTTCGTGGACTCAATTTTCATCACCTCACTTTTGAGTTCCATAAGTCAATTATATACTTATGAGTTCCAAAAGTCAAGCGATTATTTCACAATCTTTTTATCCACCGCAAAAAATTTTATTCCGTCTTTTGATAAGTGTATTTCTATGTGCTTGCCCTTTAGCAGTTCCTTTGTAAATTCCTGTATTTTATCTTCGAGTTGAAGTCGCAATTCCCTCTCCGACATTTATGTACCTCCTAAAAATATTTATGAAACAACGCCCTTAAAGTCCGTTTCCATTCTCCGTTTTTATATTCATAACTGCCAACAAATACACTGCCTTTAATCATTGTGACATTATTCATTTCTACTGGCGGTTTTGGAATTTCTTTTCCATTCACAATAAGTTTTCCGCTTCTGGAATCGCATATCTGGCAATTCACAATTTTGTTTCCATTTCCAATTTCAATCATTTCCTCTTTCCTCTCCGTCTAACCATCGGTAAATGATGCATTTTACGCCAGTTGTTTGTGAAATATCTTGGCATGATGCTTTGAAACACGTTTTTCATTCTTTTACTTTCTTTCCTTGAAATTTTGAATGTTATTTCTCTGCCCTTGAAATATTCTGGATTTCTCAATGCGCTGTCAACATCAGAAACTATCTCCGCGCAATCCTCTAGGGTTATTGCGCCACCCATTTGCATAGGCTTTAATTCTCCGTCTGCCTCATAATATATTTTTCCATTTTCAATTTCTCCAGTCGGCATTATCGCTTCCCTCCAAACGCAAATCCCTCTTGCTGACCTCAACGCATTCTTTCCGTTTTTTCTCATTCATGCATTTTCTGGATTGGTTGTAGCGGCAGGTGGTTAGGTTGCACTTACTATCTGCGTATCTTTTAAGGCTCTCATTCGTAATTTCGATCCCCATTGTTTTTATTCCAATCATATCATTTACAATGCCTTTTTCCGTAATAGGAATTATTGATTGATTTATTCATTTTCAATTCCCCAATCTATGAATTATAGTGTACCTTAAACCCTTTCGTCGCATATTCCGCAACGTCTTTCTTCAATTCCTCTTTGCTATCAAACGTATCTTTCCGCAGTTCGCAGATACCTTCTTTTTCAACAGCATATATGCCGCATGGGATTTGTTTGCTTGCGACTTTTAGAACGCCCTTATATTCTTTTCTTCCCATTTCGTAGACGCTTTCATTTAAAATTACTTTCATTCGTTACCTCACGATTCGATTTTTTATTGCTCTTTCTGCCATTCCAACTTCCGAAGCCTTTTCTCTCTTCATTACATGTACGCACCAGTCAGAATACACAATAAATTCGTTTGATCTTTTCTCATGCAGATATTTTTTGATTCTATTTTCCAATTCTCCCATAGCCTGCCCAATAGAATTATGAGAATATTCGTCCTCATATTCTGTTTCGTCCATGTATGCCCCAAATACAAACCAATCGTCCTTTATATCTTCAAGAAACTGTTTGTATTCTTCTTCAATCTCTAATTGCATTTCTCTTTCTCCCACTTCATCTATTTCTCTAATATCTGAAAACTTCTTTTCCGCAATTTGGGCAGGCATATGCCTTAAGTACATTTGACATACCTCTTAATTCATATCTTGATTCGCAATTCGGGCAAAATCCATTATTCCAATCAGTGGAGTAACATAAATTTACTACTATTAGCAGAAAAGCAATTGTCCCAGTAATTCAAAGTGTAAACATTTTGTTTTCAATCTCCCCTTGTTTCCTCATTATGATTGCAGTAGACAAGCAGATGTTCCGCTATCTGCCTTAATTCTGATATGTCAAATATGCGATATGTATCTTTGTATTCCGATTTTCCTATAACAAGAGGCTCGCATTCTCCGCTGGCTGTTATCAGCAGATCCGCAACTGCAATAGGTTCTGTCGGCAAAAATTTTTTCAATAGATTTTCTTCTGTATAATTTTCTCCGTTGCACAATCCTTGTAAGCATTTGATTATACCAAAAATATAAAATTCGCTTTCCTCTTTTGCATTTTTCTCCATTTGCTCTCTGTAATCAAATCTGTTTTTATTTGATAATCTTTCAGCATTTATATTGCAATGCTCAAATATTGCCCTTGCCACCTCGTTTACGCTGTATCCGTATGAAAGCTGTATGCTTGACATAATCTGCTCTAAATATTTATTGTTTTCTTCAGTCAATTCATCAATCTTCTTCTGATATTCACTTATCTGACAGTCTCGCTCTTTCTTTGTATCATCAAAGTCTTTTCGGTATTTCTCGGATTCGGAATTATTATCTTTCCCCTTGTTCGCCCATTCTTCGCAAGTTGTAATCCTAATTCCCACATATTGATGATTGTCAATCATCTGCCTTGCTTCTTCCGTTGCCCTCGGAAGAATATAATTGACATATGTGTCAACCCTTGCTTTCATTCGTCCGCAACTTTCCTCTAACTGGTTTATTTCATTCTGTTTCTTAACACATTCTTCCTCCAGTTCGGAAATTCTGCGCTTACAATATTCCAAATCGTTCATAATTATTCCTCCATTCTGTCCTCATACCCGTTATCAAGTTCCCTCAAAACATCTTCAAGATAATATGTTGGCTTGCTCATGGTCTTTGTCCGGTTGCAAAGCACCCTCTCATAGTTATCTATGATAAATTCAATATCTTCTCCGTCATATCCGTAATTCTGGTAGAATTTCCAGAATGATTTTATCTTTGTAAGGAATTTTAGGAATTGTTTCATGAATTACGCTCCTTTGGATTTGGAATGTTTTTAACCAACTCTTTCATAAATTTCTCTCTTACTTCTTCATCATGCTTCACAAAATTCAAAGTTAATTGCTCTCGGATTGATAGATTATCACGCCTTGAATATTCTCTCTGCAAAAGTCCGTCATTTCCCACATACTCAATATATGGCGGTGTAATTTCGCAAGCACTGATACTTACTCCGTTTGAAACCAATTCTGACAAAATGGTTGAAAGGTATTCAACTACTTCTTCTTTGTCCCATTTTTCAAAACCGGATTTCGTTGCTTCAAATATTTCATCTTTACTCATTCTTATACCTCCACCAAAATCTCAATCAATTCTTCCTCGGAAATTTGTTTTGTATCTATGTAAAATCTTCTTTCCAACTCTCTTAATGTATCATGTGCAAATGCCCATTGTGCAAATGTTTCATATTGAGCAATCGAAACAGTGTCAATATAATATTTTGTCCTGCCGTAACTTCTCTATAGATTTGAACTATTTATGCTTACTGCTGAAACAATGAACTTGTCCGATTTGAGTTGGATGTTTTTGCAGTCTATGTCAAAGCTGTCAATTCCACGCTGTTTTAATTTAACCGCAAGGTCATTTATGAAATTTACTGCCTGTTTGCATGATGTGGATATGTATATTATCTCAAACATGGGTTATTCCTCCACTTTCTTAAACCCTTGAAAATCGGCAAAACCAAAAGAACCGTCTTTGCATCCATGCGCTGTATTCCCTTTGTCGTGTGGAAAAAGAGGGATTATAATGCTGAATTTTGCAATCTTTTTTATTGCTTCGTTTTCTTTGTGCATTTTCCCGCAAGAAAATATTTCCCCGCATAATCTGCATTTATAAACCGCTTGATACATCTGTTATTCCTCCGTCAAACTTCTGCCACACATAGGGCAATGCGTAACTCCTCTTAATGTTTTCCATTCCACGCAACTACCTCCATATACACAAATGCAATACGAGCCATCTGCAAATTGATATATGTGATTTTCATCTGGATAATGATTTACATCTTCCTGTGGCTTTCCATATATTTCTTTGCAAAATTCACACATCATTCTACCTCTCCCAACTCAAATAATCTCTGTCCCAATCGGTTCAAAACACCGTCCGTCATAAATGCAGGAAGATGATAATTTGTTTCATTCCCCTTGTTTGCCCCAAAATCTCCATCAAAGAACATATCCACCATTTTCATAAACGCATGGTCTTGCCCTATCAGCCGTTCAAAGTGTGAATACTCACTGTCATAAAAGCAATCCATTTTCTCTGTTATGCGTATAAGGGTTTCATCTTTCAGTATCGGGTGTATCAGTCCTGTTTTGTCCGTATACCGCCTAAAATAATGCTCAATGGTTTTAAATATCTCTTTGGCGGTTTTCTCGTCATAGTTGGATATACAGATATTGGCAAGTCGTTTCATCATGTCTTGTTCATCTGCTTTTTTACCGAGATATTTTTCTAATGCGGTTTTAGGCGCAGTCATCTTCTTTCGGTTTTCAGAAGAAGATGTTTTTGCCTCTACATTATCGTTAGATAATGTTTTATCCTTTGTAGTACTTAAATCTGTATCACTTAAATCATTGTTACTCTTAAATTTGTTATACTTATCTCCGACTTTTAATCCACTACCATGTGGATTTTTATCAATAGGGTATGTGGATTCAATTCCATAACCCTCTTGATTATTTTCCATTCCATCCGCAGAAGAATCCGCATTTTCGGTCTCATTGATAAAATCATCATAAAACTTCTGCGTGAGTTTGATTGTCCGTCTGTCTATCTCTTTTGTTCCCTCTCTGTATTCATAGTTCCTTTTTATGTATCCGTTATTTTCAAACTTCAACATCATCTTCTGTACAGTATTTTCTTTCAATCCAACAAAATCAGCAAAATGCTTGTTGTTCGCAAAGCACTCACGTTTTTTCTTTTTCGTCAGACTATATATTTCAATCAGCAGAAATTTTTCATTAGGCGTAAACTCCCTTGTAAGATAAAGTCTTTCTGGAATCCAAACGCCCTTAAAATCTCTATTTTCTGATATAATTATCTCTTTCTTTTCTCTTTTTACCGTTTCACTCATAAAATGACCTCCAATCCATTTTTAATCCTCCAAATTTATAAAAACAATAGGCAGGCGTTGGAGGACGCTTTTCAGGAGCTACCTTAGCCTATTGAATTTACTAAAATAAATTAAGATAATCTATCGGCCATTCCTTTTACAAACAGATTTTGTCTTTTGGATAAGCCTATGTTTAGCCGTTTAACAAGGCTGAATCCCCATGATAAACTGCTTCCTGCCCTTTTCTTTGGCGGTTTGTCCATAGATTCTCTCTGGATTCTGCTTATTGGGAAATCATCAGAAACTTCTCTTGGTTTTTCCCACGGAACATTGCACCAATGGTCTTTGAAAACATATAAAAAATCATTACAATCCTGCATGGTATGAAAATAAAAAGTTCCTCCAAATGTAAGGTCTTTTGCTTTTAATTCAATCATTTAATACCTCCGTACCGATAATTCCGTGATTATTGTGATAACAGCAGGCAGGCGGTCACGGTTCCGCTTTTCACGTTGCAATCGTTATCCTGCTGTTAAATTGCGGAGGGCGGATTTGAACCGCCGTTCTCATGGTTATGAGCCATGCGAGATAGACCGCTTCTCCACTCCGCTATAATACCTCTCTAACGCTCCTATTCTCCCAAAATAACCCTCTTTTGTGTTTTGACGAGGAATTGTAGGGTGTTGGGTTAAAATGGCTTAAAATTGATTTTATAGGGTTATGCTTCCTCAACTTCCCCGAACAACTCAATGTATTTTTCTGGCTGATACCTTCCTATATTTGACATTGCATACTCTATTGTTTCTGGTCTTATATCGCGATAGGCAGTTTCAAAAATGCTATATGTTTTATTTTTTTCATACTCCATATAATCATAATCTGTTGTCTGACAAGAAAAATAATTCCCCTTTTTCGTTACAAATAAAATTCTATAGTCTTCTGTCGGAGAAATAAATTCTGCTTTTTCGGTATCATACAATTTATTGTTTATGATTGTTTTTGCGTGCCTTGTTCTCCTTTTCAAAATCGGAAGTTCACATTGAAAAGATTTGTTTTCTTCTTCGGTCTCTCCCTCTTTCTTTTCCTGCTGAATTTTCTTCTTCCAAAACATTCAGATTACCTCCTAACTTCATTTGGCGGTTTATCTGGCAGAAAAAATGTTCCTGCCAGTGTTATTTTTAATTCAACGGGGCAGTGACCGCTTTACTCCTGTCTAGCGTAGTGCTACTACGCCACATCTGCATATCGGAATCGAACCGATAAAAGTACGGAATCGCTTTTGGTTATGGCTGACCGTTTTCTCCCATTGCAGAATGACGGATAGGGGAATTGAACCCACCATTACAAGGTTGAAAGCCTTGTTTCCTAACCTTTAAACTAATCCGCCATTGTGTGCCTTATAAACTACCCAGCGGATATGAATACATAAGTTCCTATGACCTATGCCCACACCGCCTCATAATACTTCCAGCGCACTATCCGCAACCAACCGACTACTGCAATCACGGTTAAGTCTTATCTACTGCGGATAAAGTTTTTCAGAAATCCCGCCTGCAGGAATCTGGGATTTCCTTTAGGTAGAAAATGTTGCGGCGTGGATTTGAACCACGCATGACAACGACTTTACCGCAACAGGTAGCACCGTACAGGTTCCTGCGCAGCCTTATTCATTATGTGTCTTGTTCCTAACCAAAGTGTGCGTTGTCTTATGCTTAAGCGTCTACCCATTCCGCCACGCAACAACCAAGTCTTTCCTTGCGTCAGCAACGTCGCCCCGTCCTGCAATTAAGCCCCATACATACGATTATGGTATTCCTCACAGGCTCTCCACACCGCTAGTTGCTGTGACCACACCTTCAGCCACGCCCTGCATGCGGCACTTGGGAATCGAACCCAGCATCTCTGTATCTCTGTTATGAAGATTAAGCGTTTCATCCATTGAAACCTCTGCCGCACCGTCCAATTTATGTCTATGAGGACTGCATAGGATTTTAGTGTCTTCACTGACAAATGGGCGGATATATGGATTACCCATCAGTAAATTGCGCTCCACACAGTAGAGAACACCATATAGGATTACACCCAAAATCCCCACGGTCATTTGACTTGCCTTAACAGCATTCCACTATGGGGTTTTAGGAATTGTGGGATGGCGATTCTTGATTTTCCCCTTTGAGAATCATCCCATTGAAACGCTGGGGATGCGGTCTGCCGCGCGCCTTGCCGCATAGTGCGTTCGTACACATACAATCCCCAAGCCCAACAGCGAGGAATTGAACCTCAATCTGGCTGTTCCTGCCATGCCTTAACCAATTAGGCGACTGTTGGATAAATCGGCGACAACGAGACCAACAGACTGCCGCCGATACAATTCACGCATTTAATATTTTTTGTTATAATCCGCCATATCCGCAATGTTTGATAGTTTTGTGGGTTCATTCCGGTTTGCGCTCCTATGCGCCATTCAATATTTATTCTTCTTGCAGATATGGCTTTCGCGGGACCTCATGCCTTGTACGCAACGCCGGATATGAAAACCCTAACATATCCCCGCCGTACATCAACGCCTCTTTTAAGGACTTTTTGACTATGGCAATCCGTTCCGCGAGCTGAAAAACAATTATTACGTATATGGTAATAATCATCAAAACTCCCTCGCTTTCAGATTTTCAAATTTTGGCGCATATTCCCAGCTTTATTCTGCGCCGCTCACAAACGCCTCATTGATTCATAAGGTGCTTTTCTTCGTCTGCCATGAGCAAATTGGCAATCAAGGATTTGCACCTTGAGCTTGTGTACAGTGGGATAAATACACAAACCGCTTCTTGCATTGCCATAAAATTAATAAACAAATGAATAATCCGTTTTCATATCTGGTATTTCCACGATAATCTTAAATCTGTCATTGGGACAATATGCGTAATTTCCGCATTCATCAGCAAGACAAAGTGTTCCATCCTCGTCAATGTGAAATCCCTCCACGTCGCAATACATTAAATGTTTCGCCCATTCCTCATGTAGTGCTATCTTTTCAAGTTCTGGGTATTTTCCCGTCTGTAAATCTATCACATCAAAACGTATCATTCTTCCCTCCCGATAATCCTGTCTGCAACCGCCTCTGCCACGTCATAAAGTCCTGTTCCTGCCGGAATTTCTTTTAATGCACTTACTATGCTTGCGACGAAAGCATTATACAACTCCTTGTCAGCGATAAGACTTCTGCGTAGCACCTTTATGGCATCCGTTACCGTTTCTGGCGTAAATCTGAAACGAACATCTGCATTATCAATCTCTATATCTGGAAGTCCAATGGTTTCAAAAGTGAAAATTGGAACTTCGCCAGCGTTTTGTTCAAACTGAATACTGGTTGCCTTATTGCTTATCTCTATATCATCAATAAAGGCATGTGTTTTATATGAGTTATCCGATATGATTTTTACCATCATTTCTCCTCCTTATATCCGCTTGCATATATCGCCCGTGCTTGTTTCTTCGCTTTCTTCTTTGCACCTTTACCACGGTATGTCTTGCCGGATTTTCCAAATTTGTAACCGCCATTTACTTTGTGGACTGGCATAAAAACACCACCTTTTTGTTTTTTTGAAAATTTTTCATTTTTCTTTGGTATTTTGATGGATTTCATCGGGAGTGGGTTGAGATTTTGGCTTTGGTGGATTGTAAATTATTCGTTTTTCAGATTATTTTCCCAATCGGAAAAGCGTGTACGCATATCTCCATAAACTGCGTTATCGTCACTACTGCTATATTTCTTTCTCATATATACCTCAAGTATAACCATAAACCGATTCTGCAAAAAGTTTGATGGGCAGTCCTTAGAGTTTTTCTCTATCAGCATATGGTAGTCCAAATTTGGATAATAAGTGTCTATTAAAAACACATTATTTTCTTCTAAGAGCTGCAAAAGTTTTATACACGCATAATCATCTTCAAATAAATCCGATGCGTCGGAAACCAAAAGAACAAAATCCTTTTCAGTTTCTAATAGTTCTCGGATTTTTATCATGTCTGCATAATTATCGTATGCTTCTTCGCAAATCATTTCATCTATCGGTAAATTCATCTGTTTTGAAAATTCAATAACTTTGTTTTTGCGATTTTTAAAATTGCCGTCTTTATCTCTAACATATCCAAATATTTTCATGCTCAACCCTCCCCGTATTCTTCTAAAATTCTGTTAAGGGTTGGTCTTGAAATGTTTAACATCATAGCCAACTGTGCCTTTGTCTTGATTGTTCCGTCAACATATCTCTGTATCAGTTCTTCGGCGTGCTTGTCTATGCCAGTTTTCTTCCTGCCGCAATTTTTATACTTTCCCTCACGCTTGGCAATCTCAATTCCCTCCGCCTGTCTTTCAAGCATATTTACACGCTCAAACTCATATATTGCGGCAAACATTGTAAGCATGAGTTTCCCGGAATTGGTATTTGTGTCAATGTTTTCTTTGTTGCTTACAACGTGTATTCCGTTTTTATTGAGCCTGTCAACTATGTTTAACAAGTCTGCCGTGCTTCTTGCAAGTCTTGAAAAATCGTGAACGTAAATCACATCTCCGCTTTGAACCTCTGCAAGCATTCTTTGAAGTTCTGGTCTATCCATGTTCTTACCGGACACTTTCTCAACGTACCATTTCTCAATCCCGTGTTTTTCAAGTCCTTCAATCTGCCTTTCCTCATTCTGCTCTATCGTGCTAACTCTGACATATCCAATCTTCATGTTGATACCTCCTGCGTTTTTCTTTTATTTTATCACAAATCGCAAGGCAATGCAAGCGGTTATTGTCTTTTGACTTGCATTTTTCTTTAATATCTGCTATCCTTGTCAGAAAAGGAGGTTGATTGTTATGCCAATGAATAGTCTTACAATCCGTATGCCAGATGAGCTTCGTAAACAGTTAGAACAAGAGGCTAAAACAGACGGTAGGTCTTTATCCAATCTAATTATCAAAGTATTAAATGACTATGTTGAAAGTAAATCAAAGGATAAAGGGGAAAAGTAAAGTATATAATTATCAATGTTCTGTGTGGTATATATTATATAATTTAATACCCTTTTTAACTTTTGAAAAATTTTCAGGACTACTCTATATGAGTGGTCTTTTTCTTTTGGCGGAAACTTACGGTGCTTAGTAGGCGGTTGGCGGTGTTCCTCACAGACCCCCCGGCGTGCCTTTCCAGCCGCTCCCACGCTCCGCAAGGCTCTTTTTTATCGTCAATATGCACAAAAATCATGCAAACATTCGTTCTTGCAATCCATGTAAAGAAATGCCACGCCTTAACTTTACGCCTATATTGTGGTTCTATCCCCCATCCTCCCCAACATCTAGCATTTTAACCTCACCACCTCCCAGCTTCGGCAGTTCCGCAGCGGTCAACACTCTTTGCTTGGACTTATCTTCCCTAACACCCGGCATATTCCACGCATAATGCCGATTGAGTACACCTAGTACGCCCACAGGGTTCTGCCTGCCAGTTACCAGTTTGTTCGATAGGCTTTCTTCGCGAAAATCAAACAATTTTTTGTATACTGCAAAACTCGTAGAACTTAGTCTATCCTCGTTCCCCCATAATCTTATAGTCTCTGCATCTATCCCTGTTAAATTACTAAACCCAATTATAGATACCTCTTTATCATTCACAAAGCATAAATCTATATATATATCACATACACCATTGACTATCTCATAATTATAAGCATTAAAATTACTAGGTATATTATTATTATATATATTTACATTATCTTTAGATTTAAGTATATCAGGACAGCCAAACACATGTTTGTGAATATATCTCAATGCCCCATTCCAAACGCTTTGGCTCTCGGTTTTTATATCCTCAATGCCCTTCTCTTCGCAGAACATAGTCAAATACATCTGTATATCATTTTCAAATACCTCTTGCGCCTGTTCCCGCTCCTGCACTTTCTCCATGCTCTACACCTCCAATCTGCCTAAAAATAAAAACACCCCAACACAACCAGCCAAGCCACAATGTGACCTGCTGATGCGCCGGGGTTTGAATCTCCGTCGGGTACAACTGTAAAATAAAACTGTATCTTAATCTTAAAAACCTTAATCCGTTTATTAAATTATCTATAAATCTACCACACATTTATTTGTCTGTCAACTGTGGATTTATAGAACATATGTTTATATTATATTTAAGGGCAAAAGAAAACCGCCAGAAATGGCGGCTCTCATCAAAACTCTTCATAGCCGACAACATCCCAGTCCTCCGGCTCTCCGTCCTCGTCGTAGCTGGTCGGCTCTTGAATCGGTCTGTAAGTGCTTTCTGTCCCATCCTGATTTTTTACTGTATAGACTTCCCCGTTCCATTCGGTGTCGATTAAAATTACACCGTTTTCAAGAAACACCGGGCTGTACATTTCAAACCCGTATGTGCTGACCTCCGGGAATCTTTCTTCAAATTCAACTTTTTTAATCTCTTTTAACATAATTTCCACCTTCCAGCCGTAACGGCTGCCTTTCGTTTTTTATTTGGGCTCTTGCCCTTTGCTTAAGTATATATTACCATTTTGTGCCTTATATGTCAAGCACTTTTTTGAAAATATTTTGCCTTATTTCAAAATTTTTTCTTCACGCTCCAGCTTTTCCGCAACCGCCAACTTAATAAAATTATTTACACTACTATACCCCGCTTTTTCAATGCGTTTTTTTGTGCCACTTTCAAACCGACAATTCACACGCTCAAATTTATCATCATATTTATATATGGCTTTTCTTTGTGCGTCTGTTGTTTTTCTTTCCTTTTCCATGCGTTCCGCTCCTTTCTGTATGGTTTCTTTTATATTACTTCTTTTTGTGCCTTATGTCAAGCATTTTATTTTATATCCTTATTATATAGATATTTTTATTTTGTGCCTTATACATATTGCACAATGAATTTACTAACTATGTGCCTTATATTTGTGCAATATTACATATTGCTTTTGTGCCTTATATATGCTATTATAATATTAACAAAAGAAAACAACGCATTTAAAAGGAGGTAAACATTATGTATTACATTAAGGATTGGTTTTTAAATAAAAATTTTAATGGAAACGAGAGATATATCATCAATTTAGCCATGATTGGCGGAGAACTGCATGAGGTTCGGCAGACTGAAAAGGCGATTCAGTTTAGAGCTGAAAGCGATTTCGGAAATTTTACATTCTGGTGTCCGAAAAGCTGTATAGAAAGTGAAGAAGAGGTTGAGAAAAGACGCCAGGAGCAGGCAGCACGATTTGAAAGCGGATTAAACTACAACACTACTCTGGTAGCGTTTGGAAAAGAAAAAGGAGTTAAAGGAATCCGCAGCGGTTTAAAAACCGCTACACTGATTAAAAAAATCACAGAGGAAGGGTTTGAGGTGCCTGCCAGAGCATAAAGCCGTCACAGCGGCTCTAAACAGTCCATTAGGCTGTGAGCGTCCGGCAGAAATGCCGGGGTTGGAACAAAATAAAAGAAAAATGGAGGATACGAAAATGAGAAATACAGGGTTGAAATTTACATGGGAAAACGGAAGTAAAAACAGCAATGCAATCAATATTTTTAAAGAAAACGGAATTAATTGGGAATACAACCATTTTGGAAATCTAACAGCCGACTTTTACGGCATCGGGATTTTTGAAAAAGTAGATTATAAACATCTCGAAAATGATGATTTTGAAATTTGCATCGTATAAAGCCGAAACGGTCAGGAATGACCGTCACTGACAGGATGGCAACCTACAGTCTGACGATGGCAGGCTAGTAAAATTTGAAAGGTGGCAGAAATTATGAAGAAAATAGAAAGAATAATGCAGTATGTAAAAGAACAAGTAAATGTTGATTTGTCAGAAGTCAGGACCGATTTCGCAATGAAATTTGAGCGCAAAAACGAAATTATCATTGAATATCGGGAATTGAGCAAAACGGAATGGAGAAAAGTCGAAGTGCTGGCGGCAACTAAAAAAGTAATAAGAATTGAAGATGTCGGCGTTTGGGGAAAGATGATTGCATTGACAGCCTGAACAGCATACACCGGGGCGCACGTCCCCGGCAGGCTTTTACAAAAATAAAAAGAAAGGTTAGGCGGAAAATATGACAAATTTATACTGGTTTACAAACGATGACGGAGAAAATGTTTTAAATGATTTTCGTGGAACGGAGCAAGAAGCCGTAAAGTATGCAGAAGAACAAGCAAAGGTTTTAGGCGAAGATATTTATGTAAATTGCGGAGAAGACATTGTTGATGTCGCATTTGCATAGGCAGACCAGCGGCGCAAGTGTGCAAGCCCCTTGACTGCCATTTATCAATAAAATTTAAGGAGGATATGGAAAATGAAAAAATATTACCAAATTTACGAGGATAGGAAGACGTATTTTCTTGAAATCGACCACGAGAAAAAGACTTTTGCAATCGGAAGTGTAAGTGGAAAGAAACGGAAGAAAGGTTATAGCGATATAGACATAACAGGATATAGAGAGCAAATTTTGAGAGTAGGAGTTGACTACAAGTGCTTGTCAAATTGCATAACTTTATAACTCCCACATTCAAGCGGTCAGCCGGTGCAAGTCCCGGCGGAAGTTTTTAAAATCCCCAGCCTCCAGGGATAAGGGGAGAAAGAAAAGGATATGACAAATAAAGAAGCCTTTGAAACGATAGGAAAAAGAGCGGAAGACCTCGTAAAGAAACCGGAAGTGCAAAAGAAAATGTTGCAGATTGCCAAGGAAAAAGGAAAGAAAGAAGCCGAAAAGTGGCTTTATATGTCAACAATCGCTACATTATGCGGTGCGTAGGGCGGCAATCCGCCCTTTCCACATTGACACGCAACCACACAGGAATTATAATTTTTGAAATGGAGGGATTTTGAATGAAGCGGTATTTTGAAACCTACAAAGAGGCAAGAGAATTTATGGAAACTGTAAATGTGCTTGATTATGGGATAAAAACAATAAATGGCCAGAAAAAATATTGGGTTCTATATGAAAAAGATTAAGCCTGCAACCTCAGGCTATTTTCTTGTGATAGATTTCAAACACTGTATTTTGCGATTTAAGGCGTTTTGCACTTTTACCCTATAAATTATCGTCAAATCAATTTCAAGCCGAATTTTAGCCATTCAGCGTTATCGCGGGGGATAATAAAAAGCCTACTTACTACAAGCAGACTTTCTATCATTTTCGCACACCATAACCAGAGCAACTGCCAAATATCGGCACTTTGATAATTCTTCAATCAGCTTCTTTTCGGTCATTTTTAAAATCAAGAAAAATATCTCTTGACTTGTAACTCGTAACAGTGTATAATGTAACTCGTAACAAGAAAGGAGGGATAAAAGATTTCACCAAAAAGTAGAGCCGATTACATGAAAGAGCGACGGAAAACAACGAGGAATTTCAGTGTTGAGGTTGACAGGGAAAAGTTTGACCGATTAGAAAATAAGTTATCGGAAAAGAACACAACCAAAAAAGAGTGGCTTAATCAGAAAATCGACGAGGAACTAAAGGAATAGAGCGTTTCGCCCCTACCACAGTTTGAAAACGCTCTACACTGGCACACACCAAAAGGAGTATGCAGATATATTGTATCTCTTTTTGGTGCTGTTGTCAAACACTGAAAGGAGATTTTTGTTATGAGCGAAAAAGAGAAGAAAGAACACGCCGACAAGCTGAAAGACGGTATCAAAGAGTTTCTGGATTGCATAGACACTGATAATGACTTTGGACAGCACATTATCAAGCTGCTTTACGGAGTTGTCCGTAGCGGTTTTATGGAATATGGTGTTGGAAAGAAGAAAGGCGGTGTCAAGGCATGAGGGGAAAGAAATGGTACATCAGAGAAGTTATCTGTATTATGCGGCAGATTGACAATACTGTTATTCTTATGAAGATTTACACGCTTGCAAAGACGCACCTTGAAATCTTGAGAGAGAAAGAAGGTGCGGTATGACAGAGCATAGAGTTATTGAACCGCACATCAAGCAAGCCATACACCGCAGACAGAATAAAAGATGTGCGTATTGTGGCAGACACCGCAATATAAAATACATGACAGCAGACCACATCATACCGTTATCAAAAGGTGGCACAGATGATGTTTCAAATTTACAATGCACTTGCAGTTCATGCAACAACTTAAAGGGCGATATGCTACCTCACGAATTTACAGTGTTTATACGCAATATGCTCGAAAACAGCATGAGGATTGAGAAAGGCGGTGCTGTGTGAATGGGGAAATTTCAAGATTTGACAGGTCAAAGGTTTGGGGCATTAACGGTAATAGAAAGGTCTGCAAACAATAAAAGAGGAAATACAATGTGGTTATGCAAGTGCGATTGCGGTAAAACCTGCATTGCACTCGGTTACGATTTAACACATGGAAGAACAACATCTTGCGGATGTGCATATATGCTAAAAGGAAAACCGTCACCAAAAAGAAAAAATCTTATCGGAAAAAGATACGGAAAATTAACAGTAATTGGGCTTGATGATAAAAGAGCGAAAAATGGCGGCTTGATGTGGATATGCAAATGCGACTGCGGAAATACAAAAAGCATTCAAGCCGCACAACTTCTTGGCGGCGGTACAAATTCTTGTGGCTGTTCTCAATTTGACAATATGGAAAAGCAAGATATTGTTGGGAAAAAATTTGGAAAACTTACAGCAATTAAAAGGGTTGAAAACAAAGGGAAACATCTCTATTATCTTTTTAGGTGCGACTGCGGAAAAGAAAAAATAATTTCAAAAGAAGCGGTTGTTGAGGGAAAAACCAAAAGCTGTGGTTGTTTGCAACGTAAATCGCCGTCAAACTTTAAGGACTTGACAGGTAGACGTTTTGGAAGATTGGTTGTTCTTGAAAGAGCAGAGAATTATGTTTCTCCTTCTGGAAATCGTTCATCTCAATGGCTTTGCCAGTGTGATTGTGGAAATACAACCGTTGTAGCAACAAGTAGCCTTACTTGTGGAATTACATCTTCTTGTGGCTGTAAGGCTGTGGAAACCACAAAAGAATTATGTACTACTCATGGAATGACAAAAGAGAGAATTTACCATTTGTATTATTCTATGAGAGCAAGGTGCTATAATACAGAAGCAACATCTTATAAAAAATATGGTGCTAAGGGTATAACGGTTTGTGATGAATGGTTGGGAGAGAATGGCTTTATCAATTTCTACAACTGGGCTATGGCGAATGGGTACAAGGAAAATTTAACACTTGACAGAATTGATGGAACAAAAGGCTATTCCCCCGATAATTGTAGATGGGCTACTTACAAGGAACAAGCGAATAACACGAAAGCAACAGTATTTCTGACATATAAAGGAGAAACAAAGCCCGCTTCTGAATGGGCTGAAATTACTGGAATACCGCAACATTGCATAACACAAAGAAGGCTTAGAGGTTGGACTGACGAAGAATGTCTTACAATAAAACTGAAAGGAAGGAGAAACAAATCATAGGGCGGTTACGCCGCCCTACTTTTTAGAAGTGAATACATCAAATTGTCAAGAAGTGTTATGAGGTCTGTTCCGTAAGTAGCCACCCAATTTGCGATATATTCTTCTTCTTGGATTGGTATGTGTATTGAGTAAGAAAACATGAAGCAGTGGACGAGTTCATGAGCGATAATTTTTCTTAAAAACGCTCCTCTTGGTAATGTTGATACGTAAACCGCTCTATCGTTCCAATCCGTAACGGCGTGAGTTATTGAGCCATTACTTCTCCTTAACTTATCACTATGGGGATTTACGAATAAAATATCCCATGCAATGCCATTTATTTCAAACAACCATATCACCTCCAGCAATACCTTTGTGACCGTCTGTAAGGCTCAAATTTGAATTTAATTTGGTTTTGGATAGATTTATCCATAAAACGCAAAACAAGCCTTAAAACGTCAAATAAACGCTTTTGGAAAAGGGGAGAAATAATCTCCCCTAATCATTTTCGTTACTTTGCGAAAAATACTAACTTATCTTCTGGAATCTCGTCATTCCCTTTGTCTTTACCATGTTCTTCATCTCTGGCGGAGCGTCCTCAAGCATTTCGTCAATCTCGTCAAATACGACATTTAACATCTTTTCGGCTTCACGCATGGTTAATTGTTTATCTTCTGGCGTATTCCCTTTATGCTTTTCCTTTGTTTCCTCATATCCACGCTTTGCACGTTCGTAACGTGAATTTCCGCCCTGACTTCTTCCTCTACTTTCTCCGTCACGATAGCCGTCTTCATATCCTCTGCGTTGCCCTTCATCAAAACCTTTTGTCTGACCGTCAGAGTAACCCTCGCTGTAACCACGGGAAGAACCACCAGAGTTACCGCCAGAATTACCGCCACTCATGCCGGAATTTCCAGACCGACCGCTTGTGCCACCGCTATTGCCCGATGAGCCACTAGAGCCGCCACCGCTAAAATACATGCGCCCTGATGCACGATCAACATCACGCCAATATTCAGCCGGGTACATCTTGTAGCCCTCAATGTCCATACGGTAATCCATAGGCATCATTTCCTCGTACCCACGCCTGCCGCTGTTGCTTCTTCGTCCGTCTCCACGTCTCATAAACCGACCAGACGTGCGACTTCTCGGCTGTCCGCTGTAAAATCTCTTTTCCCCTTCTTCTTCGCCGTATTCTTCTTTCAGCATTTTCAGAAAGTATTCATTTTCTTTCTTTTCGTCTTCCTCTTCTTTTTCCTTTTCCTTAGCTTCTCTTGCGTCCTTTTCTGCGCAACACAAGTCTTTTATCATATCAATCACATCAGGAATCGCAAAATCACCAACATTACTTTTGTTTTCGTTAATTGCGGAAAGTGTACATTCCGTCAACTTTTCAACCATTTCATGGATTCTCTTAATATGCATAATCTCTTATCCTCCTTTCCTTATGCTCCCGGTGTCGGCGTAACTGCCGGAGCAGTACCGTCAACCGCTGGCAAATTGTTGTTCGGCTGACACGCCGGGTTCCCAAGCATCTTGAATGTCGCCCCTGTTGCCGTAGTTTCCACGCATACACTGTACTTGGTTCGGGTACGCACACCACAAGCCGTTACGGGTCTGCAACATCTGTTCACAAGCGGATATTCAACCGTTCCCGTACCTACTGTAAACACCACATTTGCCCCTATCGTTGTATCTGTCGGGATTGTCTGTGCCAAAATAATACAATATTTTGAGTTGTTCTGATAACTTCCTGCCGGAAGATTCACCGTAAGCGTGCCCGGTGCGCCCCCAGTTCCTGCCGTAAACGTGATTGACTGGCTCAAAACCAATCTATCGCACAGCCTACATACATTTTTACAAGCCATATATTTAACCTCCATTTCTCCAAATAAAAAACTGCTAGCCTCCTATGGCTAACAGTTTGTATGCTCTATTTGATAAATGATTTAGTTTTGCAAAAGTTCTGGATTTTCGTATTTATTTCCTACAACTTCAATCCTGCTTCCAATTCCCAACTCAAAATAAAGAAGTTCTCCCTTGCTTTGCAATCCAAACCTTGCGGTATCACACACCCAAACAACGGTAAAAAGTTCTCGTTTTCCATCTATTTTTACTACATCGCTCTCATATATTTCCTTTTTGTTTTTATCTTCAATCCCTATGTATTGCATAAATACGCTTTCGTGCAATCCGCTCCAAGTTCCTTGTTTTCCTATAAAACTACCTTGCGGATTGATGCTTGTAGATTCTAATTTGATTTGCTTAAAACAGTTTTCCATAAACTTCTTTATGCCGCTTGTTCCAGTATATGTTTCACACCACGCCCTAAACTTAATTTTCCTATTCATTTTTTCCTCCTTATACTGCAATTCAATCCCGTTTCTGATAACTTGATGTTTTGAAATTCCTTGCTTTTCCGATAGAAATTCAAGTTTTTCTTTCTCCGAATTATTCAAGCGGACATTTATAAAGTTTGTCCGTTTTTCGTCGTCTGTTTTCTTTGGTCTACCTGCCATTCGCAACACTCCTATGAATTTATGTGTCACATTTATTATATCACAAACAGAGAAAATTGCAAGCATAAAGCATACAAACTGTTAGCCATATTCAGTTGTCAATGTACAACGCAAAAGGGACAAGACTGTTACATCTCGCCCCTTAGCTTATAATCAACCCACCTTTGTTGTGGGGAATAATCAGCCTAACTTATGTTGGCGAGTTTTCTTAGTATTTCTTCCTGATTTCTGATAATCTCGTCAAGAATGGCGAGAGTATCAGTTTCTTTCGCATCCATTAGCAGCAGCCACTATTGCAGCCGCACCCGCCGTTATTGCCATATCCTGCGTAGTTTACACCACCGCAGCAGTTTGTCGGGAAAGTAACAGGCGTGTTCGGCTGAACCACCACGGCATTAACCGGGCAATCAGCCCCCAATCGCCTAATGAGTTCGGCTGTCTGTGCGCTCTGGTTTGCTGCAATAAATGCGTTCTGTGCCGTCTGGCTCTTCTCCAGTCTAAGGCTCTGGTTTTCTGCCCGAAGGTCTGCATTTTCTTTCTGGCACAGGTAGTCAAGGATTGCTCTTGTACCAGCATTGTTGCTCTCGATAATGTCTCTGGTGTTGTTGTTCATCTGATTGGTAATAGCACAGGTATTGGTCGCCATGTTATAGTTTACACCGTCAATTGCTCTCTGCGTTTCGCAGCAGCAGCTTGCTAACTGGCTCTGCAAAGCGTTCTGTCCCTGCATATTAGCCACAGAAGCACCGTTGATAGCCTGTTGCAAACCAAAGTTGCCCTGCATGATATTTGTGTTCACGCCGTTAAAGCCCTGACACAAACTGTTCTGGATGCCGCTTTGTGAGTTCAGAATGGACGTGTTGACTGCATAGAAGCCGTCACATAAGCCGTTGTTGATACCGTCTAACTTTCCGATTATGGACTGGGTATCACATCCGCGCTGAATGGCTGCATCGTTTGC